GCGTCACCGACCCGCTAGAATAAGTAACGCCGGGCGCTCGTGGCCCGGCGTTTTGCTTTTGGGGGTCTTGGTTATGCGAGGGCCGGGGCGGGCTCGGCGGCGCTCACCGGCACCTTTTCCTCGATGAGAAACAGCGCGCGCTTCGCTCGGGTCGTTGCGACGTAGCACAGGTTTCGTTCCTGCTGCTGCTGCCATTCCTGCCGCGCCCATTTGGCCGGGCACGCGTGAGCATTCAGCCAGAACACGCGCTCGGCTTCAAGCCCCTTCGACTTGTGGATGCTCGCGAGGGTCACGGCCGCCTTGCGATCCGTAAACAGTTCCTCAATCGCACGCTCAAGCGCCGGTACTGTCCTGTCCGTCAGGGGCAAGCTGTCGATGATGCACAACACGCAATCGGTCTTGTCCTGAATCGCTTCCGCCTTCGCTTCCTGCTTTTTAGCGATGGCCTTTTCGTACTCGCGCGCGGTCCAGTCGTTGAGCTTGTCAACGAGCGCGTCGATGCCCTTGGGGTTCATTTTGCGCACGAGCGACACGAGCCCCTTGCCGATTTCCTTCCCCATGATGCAGGCGGGCACGCGCATCTTGATAAGCTGATACGCGAGCGTCACGAGCGGCTTGGTGGTGCGGCAGACAACCAAGTCGCCGCTCGTAAAGTTCTTGTGCGTCCACGTCTGACCGAGGTCTTTGACCTCACCGGCCTCGGCGTTCGGGGCGGCCTCGATGTGCTTCACCCATTTGCGAGCGTACGCGACGACCGTGGTGGGGCAGCGATACGTAACCGTCAGCGGCAACTCGATGCAGTCGAACTCGTCAGCGATGAGCTTGAGCGAATCAGAATCGGCACCGCGAAAACCGTAGATAGCCTGCGCGTCGTCGCCCACAACAACCAAGCGGCTTGTGGGCTTCATGATCTTCCGCAGAATCGCGCGCTGAATCGGGTTCGTGTCCTGACCCTCATCGACGAGCACGAAATCGAACTTAGGCAACACGAGCCCATCGCGCACGGCGATGTACATCATGTCGTCGAAATCCACGAACGGCGACTCGTAGCACGCCTGCAAGATTTCCGAGGCGATTTGCACGCCGCGCTCAATCTTGGCGTCCTCGTGGTCAAGTTCGAGGTCATGATGCTCGGCGAGCGCAAGCCACGTGTCGGGAACGTCCGGCGACTCGGGCAAGCAACCGATACCGGCGTTGCGCGCGAGGCCGACGAGCTTGGTGACAAACTGCCCGTACAGCTTCTGCTCGTAGCCGGTCAAGGCCGAGTCGATGATGTCGCGAAGCTTGCCCTGCTTCGGTTCGCGCTGATGCTTGTAGCGCATCACCACACCGAACACGAGAGAGTGGAACGTGCGAGCGTTGACGCCGCGCGCCTTCAACTCGTCAGCGATGGCTTTGCCGAAGGCGAGGAAGATGGAAGAGAGACCGGCACGGATGCAGTTGATGGCCTCGACAATCGTGGTGGTCTTGCCGGACCCGGCGACCGCCTTGATGACGGCGTTGCGCTTGCCGCCGTAGATCGCCATAGCGACCGCGTCGTTAACATCGACGCTAACGAAATTGAAGATGTTCGTTTGATACTGTGACCATGTGCGGGCGAGCATGTTGGGAAGCTCCGGTTGCGTTTCAGTGTGTGCGTAGCCTACCCCTGACGAGGTCGTCAGTCTAGCACTACGTCACAGTTTCGACGCATCTGATGGTCGGGTATCCCGTGCCAGCGGCGCCAAAAGCAGCCGCCCGACTCGATGCACTGCAAGGGGCCGGTGCATTTAGGCCAATCGTTACCGGCCCTTAGCCCATCCTCGCACACGGTAACGCATAGGATGCCGCCGGCCCGTTCGGCTTCGAGGCGTCTGCGTTCGGCACGCGCGCCCCCGTCAGCGTCGCTAATAGGGGCCACCGTTGGTACGGCTTCGGGGTTCCCCTGTTTCGTAGCCGTAGCATGCGCGAGACTGACGACCCCGTCAGTGACGCCGTTCTCAATCTTCCCATTTGCCATAGCGGTACGCTTCCCAAGCTAGGGGCACCTTAATCGGCCAAGGTCGGCCGTCCTCACATACCGCCCACGAGGGCAGCGAGCGCCGTACGATTTCGGTGTACTCGTGGGCGTTGTACTCGGGTCGGTCAGGAACCTCGGCGACTTGCTCATCGTGGGTATGCATCACCACGTTGTAGTTGCGAGGCTGCGCGTATTCGAGCGCTAAGAGCGCATCCGCCTGTATCTCGCGGCACATGTGGCTTATCACGTTCTGACACTGCACCCCGCCGTACAGCTTCTGCTCGATCCAGCCAATAGGACCCTTTTGCGTGTTGGAGTTCCAACCCTCGTACGACATCTCGTATTCCCACGCGCGCGCGTAGTTGCGCGTGGACGGGCGTAAGCGTGGGCTGTGGTAGCGGATGTAGCCGCCCGATGGTGGCCGGCAATACAACACGTCCTCGTAGACTTGGTAGAGCACACCGAGCGGTGAGCCCGGCTTAGAACTGAAACACTTACCGGGTTCGAGGATCGCGGACACCGCAGCGCCTTCGAGTCCGTACAGGTGTGGGCGCTCATCGTATTGAAATCGATTCGCAGTTTGGCCGCCCCAAAAGTTGACGACGTTCGGGATACGGTCACGCGTGCGCAAGATCAGCTTTTTAATCACGTCATCGTCGCCGAGCTTGTCAGCGCCGAATCGTTTCCACCCACCAATCCACGCGCCGAAGTCGGCAGACAAGACCGGAATTTTTCCGAAGTCTTGCCGGTCGGGATGGTGCTTTTTGTTTTGGTCTTTGTAGTCTAGGTAAAACTGCAAAGGCTTGCCGGTGAGCATCGAGGCCATTGCCTCGTAGATTTTCCCGTGCGTACGGAAGACTTCAATGCGCCACGTCTCATTAGCCATACAAGAGGTCGCCACCGCCTGTATCGCATTGAAGTCGGCTGATATGAGCTTGTTGCCGGGAGCGGCCACAATCATCGAGCGCAGGCAGCTAGCTACAACTTCGAGCGCATCAACATCGGGGTACTCGTACTCGACGAGTTCAAGGCACCGCGTGCGAATGATGGACAGCGCACGCTCGACTTGGTGCGGCTTGTCAAACATGCCTTTGTAGAGGTTGGCCGGCTGCACTGCGCGGCCGTTCCATAGCAACGTGTGGGCGCCCGCGTACACGTATTGATCGTAGAGGCGCCCGCCGCACGTTTGCGCGCGCATGGCGTAGAATTTCTTAACGCTGCCGAAGGCGAGTGTTTGTCGAATGCGCAGAACACGCAACACGGCCGGCGGATAGTCTTTGCGCTGTAAAGCTTCCTCTAGTGTGTCCTCGTCGAGATTGTAGAGCGTGACGCCTTGCGTACGCATCCATTCGAGCATTTTGGCGACTTCGGTGGAACCGCTGACGGCCCCGTTAGTGATCGCCCGAAGCTCGCCGTTATATTTGGCCTCGGCTTGCTCGATGATGGCAATGCAATCTTCCACGGCAGCGAGGTCGATTTGCATGCCTCGCATATTGCATTTTAGATCGAACAACCACACCGCTAGCTCGCGCGGCGTCAGGTCTTCCGTACGTACACTCGCCTCGGCCTCGGTGCGAATATCTTGCTTGTTGTACTCGTAAAACTTCCAGAAATCTTCACGCGCAGTTAGTGGCGTCCATCGTAGGTCTTGGTTCGCTTTCGTCGGTTTGCGCGGCACAGTGAGCTTACGTATGAGCGCTTTGCCGGCCTTGTCCTTTTGCTGTGAGAGTCGTAGCACACCGCCCAACTCTTCGAGGCCGCCGGGATATGCGGACACACGAGCCTTCGCCATCGCACAACGACATTGGTGTTGTTGAAGCGGCGCGCGCCACCCCAACACCGGCACACAATGAAAATTCCACACCTGATACTCGAACCCAACGTTGAACGCTTCAATGAGTCCGCCGCTAGCGACGTAATCAATAAGCTCTTCGGGGTTCGTGTAATCGCCTGCGCGTGTAGCTGGAAACAGGTCCTCAAGCTCGGGCGGTCTCCACCACCTTTCACCGCGTCCGTCTTTGAGGTTCCACGCGAGCGACAGCACACGAAACGATGGGTGTGTGATGTAGTTGCGGGCGCCCACGGCACCGAGCCCGCGATTTTGATCCGATAGACCGGGCAACGACTCCCATTTGCGTAACGTGCCGTTCCACACATAGCCCGCTTCGCTGTACGTCTCAAAATCGAAGTCGGGTAAAACGGTCGCGACACCAAGACCCGCTAGGAACTGTGAGCCCCGAGGCGCGGTACGCCAATCGAATGCAAGCGTGGAACGTGAGACGGGCGGCGGGGGAACGTAGACGGCTGACGGGTACGTCGGTTTAGAGTACGGCGCCGGTATGCGTGAGGATTCGTAAGCGGGCGTTTCGGGCCAGTCGTACGGCCCCGGTGCGCGTGTGATGGTTCCCCATTCATCGGTTTCGTAGCGATAACCGTTGTGTACGTATGAACCCATGCGCTCGGCTTTGAGCCTACGCCCCCGCAGCGCCGGCTACCCACATTAGGTGGACCTGCGCGCGGCGGGGGTTTCGGTGTGGTGGTCAGCTAGAACGGAATAGGGTCATCGAACATGTTGCCCGATGACCCGCCGACATACTCAAAGCTTCACCATGTGGCCGTTCGCAAGCAACTGCGCGTCGGTCCAACCCTTCGACGTGTAGTCGCTGTAGCGCGGTCCCTGCGGGTTCACCATGCGATGACCGGCGGGAGCGCCGAGCGGGTCAGCGTACGCGGGCGGTGCCGGTGTCGCAGGTGCCGAAGGAACCCCCGGCGCAGGCGGCGAGGACGGCGCAGGTACGCCAGCGGCGGGCGGCACGGAAGGGTACGCACCCCCGGCCGGCGGCGCGATAAAGCCCGCGTGCGGCTGCACACCGACGGGCGCAGCGGGGGCGGCTGCCGGCGGCGGTGCAGCCGCACCGGGAACGGCCGGCGGGGGCGAAGCGCCCGGCACCGGATGAGCGGCAGGAACCGCAGCACCGGGCACAGCGGGCGGCGGCGCCGCACCTGCGGGAATGTGCGGGGTGATATGCGAAGCCGGCGCAGCGGTCACGCCCGGCGGCAAGGGCGCCTGTCCGAAGCCAACCTTGCGCGGGTCGGGGCCGCTCACGATTTCCTTATCCGGCGCACGGTAGGACACCATCACATGATTGATGTAGATGCCGGGATTCTGCGCGTTCTCGTTCGACGCAATCGAGCCCAACACCTCGACCCAAAAGCCGGGTTTCACGAGCCCCTTTTCGAGCATGGGGTTGCCCTGCGAGTCGAACACCTTTGTGGGGAACGAAGAGCCAAACTTGACAATCCAGCAACCCGGATGCCCTTCACGGTCGGCGTTCTTGCGGCCGTTCTGGTTCGGCGTCTGGCTGTCGCCGTCCTCGATCTTCCACGCGAAGCGCGGATTCTGCGTCTGACCCTGCGGCCACGCGGCGTATCCGAGCGCGTTGATGCGCTGGCCCCACGGCTCGGACCACCACGCGGCTTGCGTCTTGGGAATGGCGAGCGCGAAGTAATAGTTGACGCGCTCTTTGCCGGCGTTCGTGCCGTTCTTGATGGTGAGCGGATTGCCCTGCATGTCTTTGTCTTGCGGGTCGTACAAGTCGCCTTGCACGATTCGACCGGGCGGGAAGAGGACGTTGTTGTCTGCGAGCGTTGCGGCTACCTGAGTCATTTGGCAAACACCTTGCGTGCTATGGTTGAGTTGTCACGGGCGAGCTTGAGGGCTGCCGGGGGTCGATGAGCGTAGGCCGCTATGACGCCCTCGTCAATGCCGAGTTGCACCGCCTGTGTGGGAGTCACTAGGACATCTTTGAGCTTCTGCAACTTGCGTAGCTCAATGCCTAGCAAGTCACCGAGACCGACGACCTCGTCTATAGAAACGTCATCACGATACACCAATCGTGATTCGCCCGCTTCCATGTGGTACAGCGCAATCGACTTGCCTGTGCGTAACAGTGCCTCGGCTTGTGCCGCGAGTCCCGTACGCCTTGCTTCGAGTCGCGCAATGGCTTCATCGACGAGGTTTAGTTCTTGGCCGAGTGCGTCGGGCGGCATGTTGACGACCTCGGCGGTGGTGCTGAAGTCGATGCAAGCATACGTGAGCCGCTGATATGCGGAGCAGGCATGACGCGCCTTACAGTCGGTGCAATGGTCGCCCGTTGTCGCTGTGGGGTTGGGTGATTCGAGCGCTTCACGTAGCGCAGCGTGCGCGATATTAATCATGGCGCGTAAGTCGCTCGCGTGCAGGAACCACCGCCTGACAGGGCCGTCACGGTGGTAGTTGCGCGGTTGCACCACGATCAACTCAAGCCACAAGTCGGGGTCGTTGTCGGTAAGCTCCAAGTGTTCCATCACGCCCCGCGCGTACGCGGCGAGTTGGTAATTCTCGAACACTTCGACGTACCGGTGACCGTACTTGTAGTCGATGACGCGTACGAGTTTCGCACGTGCCGGCACGAACTCCGGAAGCTGTGCAAGCTCGCCGGGCAATTCCACGGGCCAAGCCTCGCTCGGATTCGTGAACATCCGCCAACCGTCCGGCGTTCCGTAGCAATGCTCGGGATGAATGCGCGAGATACGTACGGCTTCCTCAAGTCGTAGATACGGATGCGGGCCACCGGCTGCACGTGCGTACATCGTGGCGCCGGTCACCATGTCGAGGTCAACGGTCCATTCACGGCCGCCGCTCTTGAACTTCGCACCCACGGGCCAATTCGCGGCGTAGCCTGCGGCGTATTGTTGAGCGATCCAGTGTGCGGCGGTTCCTTCAAGCTCTTCCTCGGTCGGCGGCAGCAACGGAACCGATAGCTGCAACTTCAACGATGCGCGACATGCCACTATGAGCGCAAGTGACGAGGGCGCACCGAGCGCGTGTTGTGTGGTCATCAATTTGTTCCTCGGCTCGAACCCCTCGCCGCTCGTCGCACATTGAAGTGAGGCGGGGGCGCCCACCGTCGGCGGCGAGGGGTTCAAGACTTCAGCGCGTGACTAGGATGGCGTCAATGTTCGCTTCGACTTCGGCCACCTTGTGAGGCATGGCGTTCAACAACTGAAGCGAGGCAACGCCTGCACCGGTCACCGCCGCCGTGACTTCCTCGGGCGAGAGTTTCTTTTCCGCGCGCGCTTTGGTGATTTTCGCGACGAGGGCGCGGAACGGGTCAACCGTTTGGCCTTGCGCTTCGCCACCGGGCGCGGGCGGGACGATTGCCGGCGGGGGCGGCGGGGGTGGCGCTGCGACCGTTTCACCTGCGGGCGCTTGCGGGACGGGCGGCGGCGGGGGCGGGGCGACGGCACCGTCAGGGGGAAGCGACACCTGTGAGGGGGCGGGCGGTGCTTCCGGGGCTGACGGGGCCGTCGGCTTCCGAACTCGCGGCGCAAGCTCGCGCATGACCGACTCGACCAAGGCCGGGTCGATTTTCTTGCGCAACTTCCATGTGCCGTCTTTCTTTTGGCTCTTGCCGTCCTGATGAATGCGAACATCCCACGGGACGCCCGCGCGGTCGTACTCATCGGCGACAGGCGGGGCAACCGACGCACCGGGCGATACAGGTGCAGCGCTCGAAGGGCTCGGCGGTGCCGGTGTGGCCGGTGTCACGGCAGCGGGGGCACTCATCGGGCTCGGCGGTGCGGGCGGTGGCGGTGTCTGCGCGACCACGTTGCCGTTCTCGCCCAACACCGTCACGGTCTCGCCGGGGCTCGGCGGTGCGGGCGGCACGAAAGGGGCGGATGGTCCCGAAGGGTCGAGCCCCGCACGGCGCACGAGCGCGTCGGCGCTTGTTCCCGTGGGAACATTGGGCAAACCTGCGCCAGCTTCCATCGCTCGCCGAAGCGCAGCGTGCTCGGCGAAAAACCGGGCGGCGAGGTCGAGCGCGTCAGGCGTCTCGGCCAAAGTGTCAATCATGAGTTGCACGTTAGAGGCTCCAAAGTGTGAGGGGGTACCGTTGACGAGGGCCGACGATATCGTCAGACTGACGACCCTGTCAACTTCATCAACACAGCGGGGGCTGTATGGCTTGTCAACGTTATCAGTCGTTTCGTTTTACCGATGAGTCGCTAAAGATGATTGCCGTTATGCGCGGCATCGTCGCGGACTTTATGAAACAGGGCTTTGTGCTCACCGTGCGGCAGCTTTACTATCAGCTTGTAGCGCGCGACATCATTCCGAACAACGAGCGCTCGTACAAGCGCATCACATCGCTCGCGAATGACGCACGGCTTGCGGGGCTCATCGATTGGGACGCAATTGAAGATCGCACGCGCTCGTTCGTCCGCCGTCAACGGTGGGAGTCGGGGCGCGAGATACTACAAGCGTCCGCGCGAGGTTTCCACATGGACATGTGGGAGAACCAAGAGTGTCGGCCGTTCGTCATCATCGAGAAGGAAGCGCTAGTTGGCGTTCTCACCAACGTTTGCGGAAAGTACGACGTGCCTGTGCTCGCTGCGCGGGGCTATCCGAGCGGTACCGTGTTGCGTGAGTTCGCGGTCGAGGACATCATTCCGAGCGCACATGCGGGCCAAAACATCGTCATCATTCACCTCGGCGACCACGATCCTAGCGGCCTCGACATGACACGCGACTTGCGCGAGCGTATCGAGATGTTTAGCGAGTCGCATGACTATGGCTTTCACATCGAGGTCAACCGTATCGCGCTCAACATGGAACAAATCGAAGAGCGCAACCCGCCACCGAACCCGGCCAAGACCACCGACGCACGATTTGCAGCTTACCGCGAGCAATACGGTGACGAGTCTTGGGAGCTTGATGCACTTCCGCCTGCTTACCTCGTCGAATTGGTCGAGTCGCAAATTCTCGGCAACATCGACGCGGACGCGTGGAAGTCTCGCATGAAGTACGTCGAGGGTGTACGCTCGCAACTCTCCAAGGTGGCTAAAGACTTCGCGGCGTAATGCTTCGAGATTTTCAACAAGGGGTTCAAAACGAATCCTTCGAGGCGTGGCGTGATGGCGCGGTTGCCATCATGACCACGATGGCGACGGGCGGCGGCAAAACGGTCACGTATACAGACACGGCCGTCAAGTTCGATTGCCCCACCGTCGCCATATCACACCGTCAAGAACTCGTGAGCCAAAGCGCGCTCGCATTCAACCGCGAACACGTGCCGCATTCGGTCATCGCACCGAAGGAAGTCATTAAGCAAATCGTTGCGCTCGAACACGAGACCCACGGCTATTCATGCTTCACCGCTCGCGCAGCGGTACGTGTGGCCGGTGTGGACACGCTTCGTAATCATGACCCCAAAGACCGATGGTTGGCACAAGTCGGGCTCGGCATCATCGACGAGGGGCACCACGTATTACGTGACAACAAATGGGGCCGTGAGGCGGGAAAATTTCCTAACGCGCGGTGGATGCTTCCCACAGCGCACGCTTGTCGCGCCGACAACAAAGGGCTCGGGCGCAAGGCTGACGGCATCGTCGATAGAATCGTATTAGGGCCGTACGGTCGGCAACTCATCAATCGAGGCTTCCTCACCGACTACCGGCTTGTATGTGCCAAGGCCGACATCGATTTCGATTCGCTCGAAGTTGGCCCTTCGGGCGAGTACAGCATGCCGAAGCTGCGCGCCCTGACGCATACGTCTAACCAAATCGTCGGGAACGCCGTAGACCTCTACCGGCAATACGCGTGGGGCAAGCTCGGCGTAACGTTCGTGGTGGACAAAGAGGAAGCCACCAAGACCCGTACCGCGTTCCAAGCTGCCGGCGTCTCGTGTGAAATCATCAGCGATGAGACGCCGATACCCGTACGCGGGCAGTTGATGCGCAAGTTTCGCGCGCGGCAGATTCTCATGTTGGTGTCGGTCGATTGCCTTGGCGAAGGCGTTGACGTGCCGGCTATCGAGGTCGTCATTATGGCGCGCAGAACTGCCTCGTGGCAGTTGATGTGCCAGCAATTCGGCCGAGCGTTGCGTGTGATGGTTGACGATGCGTACGCATCCGAGTGGAACAACTACACCGACCTCGAACGCCTTGCAATCATCGCCCACAGCCAAAAGCCCAAGGCCATCATTATCGACCTCGTGGGCAACATCATTTGGCACGCGAAATTTAGAGGGCTACCGGACTCCAAGCAAGAATACTCGCTGTTAAGCGGCGAGCGGAACATGCGCAAGTCGGATGCGATCCCGTTGCGCAACTGCCTAGAGTGCAAGCAAGTCTACGAGCGTTACCTGATCTTGTGCCCACATTGCGGTGCTGCGCCCGAGGTCGCTGGCCGTTCAACGCCTGAGCTTGTCGAGGGCGACATCGTCGAGCTTGACCCGGCGGTATTGCGAGCGCTTCGAGGCGAGGCCGCGCGCATCATGGCGCCGTTTCATACACCTCACGGCACACCGGCCGCTATCGTCAGGAAGATCGCGCGCGACCATCATGACCGCTACCGTGGTCAAGTAAGCCTTCGCCACGCTATGATGATTTGGGGCGGATGGCAGAAGCACCTCGGGCGCGCGGATCGTGAGGCACATAAGTTGTTCTTTATTCGATACGGGATTGACGTTATGAGCGCGCAAGCCCTTGGTGCGACCAAGGCCGCAGAACTAGAGGCGCGCATCCGTCTCGACCTTGACCAAGCTAACGTGACTGAGGTGGCCGCATGACCAAAGACAGCTTTAACCGCAGTTGGAACACTGTACGCGCGGGCATCCTGCGCGCTGACGGTCGCATACGCTTTTGGCGTACGGTTGCCTACTTCTCACTCATCCTCAACGTGATCTTGCTCGCGTCGCTCATCATCCCCGCGCTACGTGGTGGGACGCCGTGACACTTCAAGAGTGGGCGCAGCGGTGGAACGTTCCACCGGAAGCATTTGCAGAACTCGCCGCGTGTAGTATTGTCGAGCCCGAACCTGACAAGCTCGTCGGCGGGAAAACTGAGGCGTACGTGCAGTCGTCGGTACGTCTTGAGGCTTCCTACCTCGGTGACATGTACCTATGGCGGAACAACGTAGGCGCCGGGGCAATGGTCAGGATAAAAGACCTGTGCGATACGTGTGCCGAGAAAGTTGACCGCCGCGTGATTCGTTGGGGCCTTGCAAACGACTCGAAGAAACTGAACGAGCGCATGAAATCGGCTGACCTCGTCGGGTTGCGTAAGGTGCTCATCACGCCCGACATGGTCGGCAGTTTCATCGGACAGTTTTACTCACGCGAGTGTAAACGTGAGGATTGGGTTTACAGCGGTACGCCGGAAGAGCTAGCACAAGTAGCGTGGGCGACTACCATCAACTCACTCGGTGGCAATGCGAAGATTGTCAAAGCCGTCGGGTCGCTATAGGATCGAATGACTATGACCAAGAAAACTGTCGATTCGTCGAAGCCCGCCATTCTTGCCGCTGCCGTCTCGCTCGCTCGCAAGGTAGGGCTGTTTCACTTCTCGCGCATCGACGTAGCCAATGAGGCGGACGTTGGCGAGTCCACCGTCTCGTATCACTTTGGTCCTATGCCCGATTTGCGTACGGCCGTCGTCAGGCACGCAGTCGAGCACGAAATTCTGTCGATTCTCGCGGACGCTCGAAGCTCGCGCGAGTCGGTTGGTGTGCCGATGAGTGAAGACTTAAGGAAGAAAGTCGCCGCGCACATCGCTCGCTAAAACGTCCGCGTTCAACAAGCAAAAAGGCCGCCCCCACCGCTAAGTAGAGGGCGGCCCCGGTTACCCCGCACGCACATGGCGGACTCTAGCGATATTCGACGCGCGTTACAAGGCGTCCGCGCCTTCATCCTGTACAGGCTTGAACCCAAGCCTGACGGGAAGCTCGACAAGGTGCCAACGTCGCCGTTACACGGCGGCAACATCGACCCCCACAACCCCGCCGAATGGATGACGCCCGACGAGGCCGTCATGTGGGCGGACATGTATCAGCAAGGGCCGTTCCCGCCGGGCGTGTCCGGCTACGGCACGGGCGTTGTCATCAGTGAGGATGTAACGCTCGAAGGTGGACGCAAGCTCTTTGCGCTCGACATAGATAAATGCCGCGATGGGAACGCGTGGGCGCCTCACGCGTCCGCGTTTCTCGGCAAGCTGCCGGGCGCAGGTATCGAGGTCTCGGTGAGCGGCAACGGTTTGCACGCCTTCGGTACCTACACCGGACCAAGACCCGACCACGGAACCCGTAATAAAACCTACGGGCTTGAGCTATACACGCGCCTTCGATTCATGGCCTGCACCGGGACGGGGGCTGTGGGTGATTGCCTGCGCGACCTCACGCGCGAGCTAAACGACCTCGCACGCGATTACTTCCCACCGCATGACGACGCCGAGTACGGTGACGAACTAACAACCGCGCCCGTTGCCGATTGGGTAGGACCCGAGGACGATGACGAACTCTTGAGGCGTGCGTTTCGCTCGACGAGCGCCGCCGCCGTGTTCGGGGGCCGTGCGAGTTTCGCCGACCTGTGGACGGCAAACGAGGCGATTCTGTCGCGCGTGTTTCCCCCACAGCAGCACGGTACGTACGACGCGAGCGCGGCCGACCAAGCGCTAGCAAACCATCTCGCCTTTTGGACCGGCAACAACGGCGAGCGCATGTTGCGACTCATGTACCGCTCGGCACTCGTCCGCAACAAATGGGAACGCACCGGCTACCTGCACAACACGATACAACGGGCTTGCGGATCGCAACGCCAATGGTATAAAGACCCACGAGGCTCGACGACGGTGACCCCCTCGCCGCCGCCGGCTTCGCAGGCGACCACACCCCCGGCGGCGACCCTGACGATATCGTTAGCGGCACCGGGCAACGCGGCGAAATTCGATACGAACACCGCCGCCGGGGGTGTGCCCCCACTCCCGCCGGGCGTCGAGCCCCTTGTGCAAGCGCCGTTTCCGCCCGGCTACCGTCCACCGCTCGGCGACTACCTCACCACCGCGCAACAAGTCGCGCTCTTCGACGGCTGCGTGTACGTGCAGGACATACACCAAGCGATGATGCCCCAAGGGCACACGCTGCCGCCTGAGAAGTTCGACGCGGAATTTGCCGGTTACACGTTTGCAGTCACGGCCGACGGACAGCGGCCAGCTAAACGCGCATGGGAAGCGTTCGTTTTCAGTGAAACCCACGCATTCCCGAAAGTGAAAGGTATGTTTTTCGATCCACGTGTGCCACCGCGCACCGTGGTCGAGCGTGATGGATGGTCGCTCATCAACTCGTACGTGCCGTCGGTCATCGTGCGTAAGCAGGGTGACGTGTCGCCGTTCCTCAATCACTTGTTCAAGTTGCTCCCGCTCGGCAACGATGCGCGCATCTTGCTCGCCTACTTCGCAGCGTGTGTGCAGTTCCCCGGCGAAAAGTTTCAATGGTGGCCGCTCATCCAAGGTGTCGAGGGCAACGGCAAGACGACGTTGTCGTATCTGCTCGAATACGCGATTGGTGAGCGGTACGTACATTGGCCGAAGGCTGCCGAACTCGGCAGCAAGTTCAATTCCGCGTTCTACGGCAAGCTACTCATTTGCTGCGAGGACGTGTACATATCCGAAGCGCGCGGCTCGATGTGGGAAACACTCAAGCCGATGATTACGAGCGCGCGGCTTGAGATTGAAGGTAAGGGCGTCGATAAAGTCACGCGCGAGGTGTGCTTTAACGGCGTCATGAACTCGAACCACAAGAACGCCATACGGAAGACAGCCAACGACCGCCGCATAGGTCCGTTCTTTTGCGCACAGCAATCGCGCGCGGACCTAGTTCGAGACGGTATGAACAAAGACTATTTCAAAGCGCTGCGCACGTGGCGCATGGGTGAAGGGCGCGAGGTCGTCGCCGACTTCCTCATGCGCTACGAGATACCCGACGAGTGGAACCCGGCAAAGGATTGCATCGTGTGCCCTGAGACCACCGCGACAAAGGAAGCGATTACGGCGGGTCTCGGTGCGGCCGAGCAAGAGGTGATCGAAGCCATAGGCCAAGGCGTCGTCGGCTTCCGTGGGGGCTGGATATCATCCACGGCGCTCGACCGCGTGCTAGCTGCCATCGGCAAGGGTGGCGCCATCGCTCGGAACAAGCGCCGCGAGATGCTTGAAGCCCTCGGCTATATAGCGCATCCGGGGCTACCAGACGGGCGCTCGACGGTTCCCGATACCGACGGGACACGGCCGCATCTATTCGTCTTGCCGGACGCGCCCGGCGCTCAAGAGACGAACCCGGCCGCCGTGCTGACGTGGTACCAAGCCGCGCAGCGGTGACATAACTAAGCCGGGCAAGACCCGGCGAGTTAGGTTAAAAAGGAACGTCAGGGCCGGGCTCGCCGCGAAAGGGTCGAGCCGAGTCAACATCGGGGGCGCTATGAACGTGTCTGTAATCCTCGTCGGACGGCTCACGCCAGCGCTTGCGCGCGAAGTAGGTCATGTTTCGCTCGGCCACGTTCTGACCGTGCGGGACGATGGCGACGTTGCCCACAGCGTACGGCCCCTCGTCGCCCCTGCGGGCCATCACATAGCCGCCGGGCCAAGACCCCGAGCGCCCTAAGAACGGCTCCCACAGGTCGTACCATTGCTCGTACGTCAACTCGAACGGCACACCTCGACGCTTCGCGTTCGCCTTGTGCTGTCGGTATCGCCCTTTGGGCGTTTTGTTGTATCGCTTCTGCCGCGCGATCCGCTCACGGCGTAGACGCGCGCGCTCGCTTACCGAGTTGCCCACCAAATTGCACCGAGAACGACCGCCCAAATGACAAGACCGATTGCGACACCGATGACGATACCGCCGCCCGGTGTGTGCTCGTAGTCGCTCATGACTCGCCCCGTATGTGATACAGGGCGAGCATGCGCCGCGCTGACGAGACCGTCAACCCTTCCGGCTACGAGCCTGTGCCTTACGGGCTCGACGAGCTTTGCGGTTCGGCTTCCGCAGCTTGGGCGGTGCTGCTGGCGGCGTGAACCGGAACAAGTCTTGCGTGCTGTGCAGGGCTCGGCACGCTGCAATCGTCATCGAGGCGGCGATTGCAAGCCGCGTGTTAACGCGGGGCTTTCCGTCGTCTACCGCTGCGACCGATGTCTTGGCGGGCGCTTCGTTTGTTTCTGTCATGGTCGGGTTCCTGCAAGTGAGCGAGCGTTGCGGGCACAGGATAGCGCGCCTCGCGTTCGTTCAGCCACATCGCAGTAGCCTCGGCCTCTTTGTACGTGTAGTCGGGCCGCAGTGAAATTTTCGTCGGTCCACCGTAATCACGCTTGACGGCGACCGTGGGCGCCTTGCACCCCGGATGTATCGAATAGCTCGCGTAGTGTCGTACGATCATGGTTAGCTCGATGAGTCGGGCAAAGGCGTGCTCTATCTCTGCACGTTTGAGGTGGATGGTCACGGGCAACCCGCGCTCGTGGGCGTGAGGCCGCGCCCGTAGTTGTTGATGACGCTCGCACCGGTTCCGAGCAAGCTGACAGTGTGCCACGCTATGCGGCCCACATACCAAGGGCCGACGCTGTCGTCATCGCGGAGTCGAGCGGCGTCAACGCGGTCGTCGAGCCATCGAGACACCGACGAGTGGACAGCCGCAAGCAAGACGTTCGTGAGCAGCACACGCGACTCGTTTGGGTGCTCGCTGCCGTAGATGCGCGCGGCAAGCGGGTCGGCCTCACGGTGACACGTTGGGTTGCGGGCAATCTGCACCGTCTGCGCGGTGTCGATGCTGTGGAGCACGAGCCAAGACCCTTCGGCAACGCGCGTGCTTTGTTCCCGTGGGAACATGCCCACAGGTGCTATCGCTGCGCAGCCGCTGCACAGGAAGAGCAACACGAGCGCGATGATGAGCGCGAACACAAAACGAGGGCGGACGATGGTCATACGTTTCCTTTCGTAGTCGCGCCACAATTCTTTAATGGCGCGGCTTTGTTTCGGGGTGAGGCGACGGTCGAAACCTTTAGGCGGATGGCAGCGATGGAACGGATAGCGGTCTCTCATGGGCTCGTACCTATCCAAATGAAGCCGTCCGCCGTGGTGATCCGCACGTGTATCTTGTCCCGCACGTGCAAAGGAAACGCGTCACGCATGAACTTCACCGCCTGCGCGCGCGACAGTTTAATGCTCGTGCTCGCGTGGTAGCCGGCGACGCTCTTAGAGCCGACGAGTGAATTGATTCGCAGCGGTACAAACGTCCCGCACATCAGGTAACGGTTGACGTACTTTTTGCTGCTGACCATCTTCACAGCTTGGTCATACGTGACGACGTGCTCAATTTGAGGTGAGCCCCAATCGATTGTTCGACGGCGCGGCATAACTACCTCGCGAGCAAGAGCAGGATACAAAGCGCTTCGACCGCAGCCACGATGCCGAAGAGCTTTGCAACATCGCGCCACATCTTAGCGCGCCATCGCAGCCGCTCGACTTCCTCGTAGAGCTTGGCGAGCGATTCGTTAAGGTCGGTACTCACAGCGGCAACTCGAAGGGCGGCAGCGAGACGGGGGCGCTGTCGCGGCGCATGCCGATGACTTTGCCGCTATCGCTGACCCAACCAAGGCCAAGCTCTTCAATACGGGCGTTGAAGCGCATGGCGTCGATGATATCGGTGCGGATGGTTTCCATAGTCAGATTCTCCCTTGCAGTAAGCGGCGCGCTGCGCGCCATGTGGTTAGATGCCGGATGAACCCTTGCGCACGCTTGCGGGCTTCCTCGGGCGAGTACACACCGAGCTTAACGAGCATTCGCAGCGCGTGGCGCTTGCGGACGTAGTCACGAGCGGCGGCACGCTTCACTAGCGCGAGGTCAATTTCTTGCGTGGGCGTTAGATCGTTCATGCTGCGCATTCTTACCCTGACGAGTCCGTCAGTCTGTGCTGTGCCTCACAATTACGGAACCGTTTCGACGGCTTCGGTGGCGTCGGGTATCGGGGCGTTGCCCGGCTTGGGAAACCCCGGCCAAGGCGTCGTCAATGCGCCGCAGTTGTCCTTACGCCAACATTCGGTCGCGCAAAGGTGGTGACAGTAACCGCCGTCATGCGGGCAACGCTGGCTCATGGCGCCCTCGGCGGACAGCGGGGCATGGTGCGCCCCACAGCTTCCCAAAAGATGCGGCTTGCAGCGTCGGGCGTGTTGCGAAACGTGACGGACCCGTCAGGATGCACGGTAACGAGTTCCGTGCCGCCCTGTCGGACGATGAGCGCGTTGCCCTGCTCGAAGGTGGGCGCCGGTTTGACGGGCTCGTCATGCTTGTATTGCGCGTAGGTGAGGCCGACAACGGCCCCGAGCAAGAACGCGAGAACGGTGAGAAGTAGGCGCATTAGTGCGTATCCTTTTCGTCGAAGTGATCTAGGAAACCTTTCAGCACATCCGCCATGTTGAGCGCGGCGGTGTGCTTCTCTTCCTGCGGCGCCTGCATCCAATTGGTACGGGCGACACGCGCGAGCAACAAGAGGTTGTTGAGCTTGAACGCCTTCGCAATGTTGGCGTCGCTAATCTCAACGTTGACGGTCATGCGTCCCGTGGATTTGTCGAAATCCAATTGTCCGACCTTGACCGCCTTACGTGTTCGCAGCCGCTCGGGCAGCAACGGCTTGTCGAGGCCGAGCAAGCGGCGACAGTTGAGGCACGTTACCTGCTCAGGCGTCTCGGTGCCGTTTCGACCTCGACCGCCACACACGAAGCGGCGCGCGTCGCCGCCCGTAGACATGTGTACTTTGGGTGTCTTAGACAAAGGCGCCCCCGTCAGGTAGCTGCAACGCACCGAGCGCTTTAAGCTCTTGGGCGCGTTTCGGCGTGATACTTAAATCGAGATACGTAGACGACCCCGTCGGGGTGACACGCATGAACCAGTAACCGCCCGGCGCTTGGTGGGTGTTCGGTTTGGACCGATACACCGACACCAAGAACAACCGCACGTTGTCGGGGCCGCTCACGCCTCACCCCACGGGTCAAAGGGGCCGTACATCTCAAGCTCGCGCTCATCTTCGAGGCGCGCAGGCTCGTAGCGCTCGAAGTAATCCGACTCGGCTTGTGCCATCGCCCGGCCGCAGGCGGCCCACTCTTCGCTATCGTGCTTGTGCCACTCAAGCGCCTCGTCGAGAGTTTCGGCCGGGAACTCGGCGAAAAGCTCGAAGTATTCCCGCTCGGCTATAGCGCGGCGTACGGTCTCGGTCATCATGGTCGGCGGCTCCGGTGAATCAGTGTGGGCGTACTGTAGCCCTGACGAGGTCGTCAGTCTAGTAGTGCGTCACAGTTTCTTACCGAGGCGTTCGTACAGCTTGCGCAACTGCTCGACTCGTTCGGGGCGGAAGCGCTTCAGGTACGGAAGCACCACCAAACGGCGCCACAGCCTTTTTACGGCGATCTTGAAGAGCATCCAGTGCATGAGCGCACGGGACAACCGACGGCCCCGGCGGGCTCGTAGGGCCATATAGACGAACACGGCGGCATGTCTGTCGCCGTCGTTGTTTTTGTTCTTGAACATAGCGACCGCGTGATAGTGAACGTGGTTAGAGGTTTTCTTGCGATCCATGCGAGTCATCCCTTACAGGTGGTCAACACGCGGGGCCGAAGCCCCGCGCGACACTGAGAACACAACGCTTACGTATTGCTCGTGGTTGCACCTCGCTTGGTCTTGTTACGTGCGATGACTACGACCGCGCCTTGCATGGCCGACGCCTTGCCGCTCGTGTTACGTAGGGCTTTCGCTGCAAGGCGCGCAAAGATGGCGCTTGCGTCAACCCACACTTCAACGTCACCGCTGACGAACCCGGTAGACACACGCGCACCGGTCGGGTCGCGTGCAGTCTTAGAGTAGGTCTCGGCCGTGCGATGTGCGACGAGAAGCTTGGCGCCTTTGGTTAGCGCGCTCATTTGGCACCTTGTTCTTTGAGCGCCATGCGTCGCATCGTCTTTTGCGCGGTGGCGAGTTTCTTGAACTGCTTCGCCTTGCCAACGAGCGGGCGATTCTGCAACCCGCTATAGAACGGACGCGGCACCCATTGATTGCGGCCGGCATACGCTTCGGCATCCGGCGAAAAGCAACTGTCACCGAGCGGCACGCGGTAAACGGTGGCGTAGAGTACGCGACCGCTGCCGCCGTTCTCGGTGGCGCACGCAAAATAGTTGTACAGCTTCACTTGCTAGCTCCCGGTTTCTTCAGAAATCGAATCGGCACCCAATACGTTGCGGCCGGTCGCGCGGGTTCCATCATGTACCCTGACGACTTCGACCGGCGTTCGGGACGCGCAGGGCTCGTGATTTGCGCGTGCGGTATCTTCGAGGCTTTACGACTCCACCGCGACGCGCGGTATTCTTTGTCCTCGATAGCCTCAATCACTGTGTCGAAGCCTTTTGCGCCACCGATATGCACCGTATCGCCGACCTTAAAGCCACGCAACGCGAGGTCGGTGACCTTGTACGGCTCGACTTTGAGATGCACGCGGTTTGCTTCTCCCTCAAGGTGGTCTGCATAGTTCAAATCCCTTTGTGCAGCCTGACGCAAATCCACGATGGCGGCGTTGCGGCCTTTCTCTTGCCACTCGGGCGAAGCCTCGGCCCACTCGACTTTAACCGGTTCCTCGCGGAGTCTGATGTAGTCGGACCCGTGTAGGCGGTTCCAATCGTAGGACGTTGACGGCTTCGGCGTTCCCCACGGCTTGCACAACCGCATTACCCCGTTCCACACGTGCGTAGGGTGATCTTCACGCAACTCGTAGTCGCGCGCGGTGACTTCCATCCGTATCGCACGCTCGCGAGCACGTTGTACCGAGGCGTCGGCAAGGTTGCGCTCGACGTGCAGGTTGGGGTGATCGCTACCGGGGCACGTGCCGACAAAGTAACCATCGGGCACCGTGTAGCCGTGCTTAGCTATGTGCGAGGTCTCGGGGTCGAGCGCCTGCACAGCGCCGCACAGTTGGCAGTGACCCCGGTGCGTGTGGGTGAGCTTCACTTGAGCCCCGCTTTCACGCGCTGATAGTCCGCGTGGAAGATACCGACCGAGTAGGCGAGCGACTTGAGGGCGCGACGTTTCGCCCCCTCGTAATCGTACGACCCCATCAGCGCGACCGCATCGAGCAGGCACAGCTTCGCCGACGAGGCCATAACAGCGCCGTTGTCGAGATGCTTGCGGGCAATCTCGATAGCCTCGGCCGGGGTCATCTCGGGCGCCGTGGCGACCTTGGGGCGGGCGTACTCGGCGAACGCGAGCGGGCTGAAACGACAGCCCGCAGTCTTGTCGGGCGAGTACACCAACACCGACTCAAGGCGCCCCTCGTGGTCATCCGACACCTCGACGGTGTAGCCCTTGGCGCGCAGCGCGTGCGCAAGGTTCTCGATTTCTTTACGGTCGGTGCTCATGTGGGGCCTCTTGCGGTGAATCAGTGTGGGCGTACTGTAGCCCTGACGAGGTCGTCAGTCTAGTAGTGCGTCACACTTTCGGCGTTCCGCACCTCGTTGTACGACAGGTGGAAGATTGAGCACGGTTCGCCCGCCTCGCCGTAACGCATGGGGATTGCGCTAACGACCTCGTAGAAACGCTGCGCTATGCTGCGCTTCATCGGATGCCCGTCGCTCATCGTGCGGTAGTCGAGGATGTGGGCGACGTACGTCTCACCATCGCCCGACAGCGTGAAGCATTCGACGAGGAAGCAGTCACCACCGAAGGGCGCACCGGGCACAGGGGCGCGCTCGTTGAGCTTCACCACCACCGGAAACGGCGGATACAGGCGGTGTGAGTTGAACTCGTTCACTACAGCGTCACCCTGCATAGCGAGTACGTTGCGCTTGTGCGAGATGTGCCGCAGCAGACTGACTACATTGTCAGGTAAAGGTTTCATGGTTCGCAGTCTCCCGAGTCGTCGATGCACACCTCACCCTTGAAGGGCAGCGCCTTCGGCGGCTCCCGTTCATAGTCGAGGTGGTACAGGATGTGATGCGTTTCGCTCGCATCCATGCCGAGCGTCTTGCAGGCACGCTCGATTTCCTTCCGCCCCGTTTTATTGGGGCGGCGCGGGTTGCTCTTGTCGTAGACGATGTCTAGCACCGCCTGTGCCTTGGTCTGTTTCATTGATTCTCCCCAAGCTCTTTGTCGAGCCGCGAGATGGTGCCCGCGAAATACAGCATGCGTTCGCGCGCTTCGCTGATGAGCTTGTCGAGGATCGCAAGGCGCTCGGCCGTATCCACGCGCCCCGCACGCAACTCTTCGAGGAAGTTGGCACGTGCCTCGTACTCTTTGAACGCCTTGCGGAACGTCTCACGCGCTTCGCGTGCTTGTTGCTTGCGTTCGTCCTCGATGGCGAGCTTGGCCGTGTGCATCTCGACTGCGCTCTTGAAGTCTTTGCGCTTCGAGAATTTCGCGCCGAGATATCCGCCCGTGAAGATTTCCGCGAAGCTTTCCTTACGGCTGATGTAGTGACGACCGGAGCACGTGTCACTATTGGGTTGGAAACCTTCAAAGGCGCCCGTGGTGCCGGTAGCGAAGCGCAACGGCATCACAACCCAAGACTTACCCCAACCCGAGGGCAAGCCGAGGAACCCGAGCAAAATGTTGCTCTCGTAAATGGGATAGAGCGAGCGCCAACCGTGGTGCCGGTCGGTCATGAGTTGCTTGCCGAGGGTGTACGCGCTCGCATCAATCTGCGGCTCGTACTCGATAGGCGCAGGCATCTCGGTTGTCTTAGCTACTGCGGTCATTGCAATGTTCTCCCGTTGCTTTCACGTTTGAGTTGGTGCGCAAGCTCGACCCACTCGCCGACGCTGTACGCTTCAGTGTGGGGTACGTATACGCACGTCGTCAGTGCGCGCTCTACGTCCGCCCCGATGAAATAGTGATAGCCGCCGCCAATGGTCGAGCGCAAAAGTTCGGCCTTGATGCCCGCGATTTCGAGCGCGGCGTTGACAGCTTCAAGTGTCACGCGACGCATACGAACCGCCTATTGAACTCGGCAACGGTCAAGGTGCCCACGCGGGAACGCGTGCGGCGCACCCATACGCCATAGATCAGTTGCACCGTCTGAATACGCACACCGTCAACGTGTGACATGACGACGCCAGCGAAGCGCACGCGGTCGTTGCGTCGCTCGCGGTAAATCATGCCTTTCATGACTGCAACTCGGCGAGGACGGCGACAGCCGCAATGATGGCCCCAACGGGTACGCCGCAGATGACGCCAAGCCAAAATGCAGCGGTGGGTGTGAGCTTCATATGGGCGCTTCCGGTGAATCAGTGTGGGGCGCATGGTAACCCTGACGAGGTCGTCAGTACAAGAGGTGTGTCACAGAAACGAAAACGCCCGCGCGAGGCGGGCGTATCGTAGCGGGCGAAGCTGGGGTTACTTCGGCTTGCGCTTGCCTTTCTCGACAGGCTCGGGAGCCGCCTGCACCTCGTCGAACTTCGGGGTGCCCTCGACCAAAACGTTACCCGGCGTGCTATTCGCCGGCACCTCGCCACCGACTAACGTGATGATGCCCGGCGACGGCTTCAACTCTTGTATGCCGAGCGTCGCCTCGACAACCGCGTTGTGATGCTCGTCGAGCGCTTCGCCGGCCTTGCGTAGCGCATGGCTACGATAGGCTTCCGGCACGTATCTCGTCAGGATCGCAAGCACGCTAGCGCGGGCTGCATCGATTCGGTCAGTCATAGCTTCCTCGTTGTGTTGTGGGGTTGGGCGGCGGCCAACGGAAGGTTCACGGTTCTAGCGTCTCGGGTAGCGCATCCGTTACTAAGACGGCCAGCCATCCGCCCGCACGCATCCTAGCGTGTCGGTACCCATTGGTCACGCGGTCGCTCGGCTATGGGCGTCCAACAATGCGGGCTGTCAGGTGCCCACCGTGGGTACGATGAGTCGTAGATGTAAAAGCGTGTGTGATGGTTCTCGCTCGGCGTTGCCCCGTCTCGCATCGAGTCCCTACAGCGTCGCTCGGCCGCCTTGCGTAGATGGAAGCAACCGAGCGGCACCGCGTAGCCGGCGCTATTGATCCACGTGGCAACGTACGGACGCTTTAGACGTGCCTCGGGCGATTGCTCGACGAACGGCGGCACGCTCGGCTTGTAGCGTGGCACCCTATCCCATGCGCTCATTCGTAGCCCCCTATCACAGCGCGTACCGTCTTGGCGGTCTCGACGTTGTACGCCTCGGCCGCAAGCTTGCGCTGATGCTCAAAGAACGTATCGATGCAGGTTTGCAGGTACGTTTCGAGCGCCGTGAATTGTTCCGGCGTTGTTCCCGTGGGAACCCAAAGCTTAGGGCACACGTACGGCTCTAAGTCTTTGCGGTGTGGATGCCGCCGCAGCTTGAACGGATTGATGCACTCCAAACACATACCGTTGGACACGTAGCGTTGCGCAACGTGGCCTTGCTTGCACGGCTTGCCCGTAAAGTAGTGCCGTTGTCCTGCACGGTAGGCGTCGGTGCGGGAAACGATGGGCGGAAGCGGCTTAGTAACTGTCATGACGGTCAACCCCCTTACATTTCGTCGCCATTATGATGTTTTGTATTGGTTGTGACAACCCTACGTTAGCACCATTACCTTAGATCACAGTACATACTCAATATAATAAGCCGCATGAAATGTAAGGGATAGTGCCGTCATGAGAGTCGGCCGAGCGTAGCGCGTGGGAATGGAGCGTTACGCAAGGTGCAAGGCGTAGGCGCTAGAGCGAAGGGCATGCAAGCTTATTGTGATTTAGCTGTGTGCGGGACGCTTGTACTGTGACGGCTTGCAACGCGTGGCCCGTGTGGGCATGCTAAGCGCTATGGAAAACGCAAGGGCACTCTTAGCTAGCTGCGCACCGGATGACGACGCGCACGTTGAAGCCGAAACGCTAACCGCGAAACAGGAAGCGTTCGCCCGCGCGTGGGCGGAAACCGGCAACCAAGCTGCCGCGTACCGCAAGGCGTACAACGTTGGCGAGCGCACCTTGCCCCAAACCGTGTGGGCATCCGCCTCACGTATCGCAGCGTTGCCGGGCGTGCGCGCTCGCTACAAGGTGCTCGTTGAGCAAGCCACGCTCGACACCATCGTCACTATTCGCGAGATGTTGCAGTTGGAGCTAGACATAGCGACGGCTGACCCCAACGAAATCGTGCGCGTGGTGCAGCGGTGTTGCCGCTACTGCTACGGCGTCGGTTTCCGTTACCAATGGAAGGATGACGCCGAGTACACTGCAAAGTGTGTTGAAGCGCTCGACAAGGAAGAGACACCACCGCTCGACGACGGCGGCTATGGGTTCGACGGTGCGCTTGAGCCCAACCCGCTATGTCCTCACTGCTACGGGGTGGGGCACGCTGAGACCATCGTAGCCGACACCACCAAGCTCACCGGCAAAGCTCGCAAGTTGTACAAGGGTGCAAAACAGGATCGATTCGGCGCTATCGAGGTTTTGTTGCACGATCAAAGCGCCGCGCGCGAGCGGGTATGCAGGATGCTCGGCGCGTTTAACGACAAGCTCGATTTGCGTACACCGGAAGAGCGAGCGCGCGCAGAAGCGAAAACAAAGCTGCCCGACAACGTAACAGCCGAGACCGCAGCGAAGGCTTACCTTTCGCTGCTAGGTGGCGCTGCCAGCTAGCTTCGAGTTCCGCGAGCGCTTCGCGGTTTAGCCGGTCGGTGATCGTTTCCATGTGAATACTCTACGCCTGACGGCCCCGTCAGTGCTTGACATTTGCGTGACAAGCCCGTCACTTTTCTCGACACACATACGTTAAGCCTTGTCAATCTTACCTATCGATAGCTGACGGGTTCGTCAGTCTTACACGCTGCACCTTAAGCTCGGCAGACTGACGGCCTTGTCAGTCAATGGCTTAACGCGCTGGCATGCGCCTTGCTATGCCCTTCGTACTGACAATGTCGTCAGTGTCAAGCGAAACAAGGTGCAATATGAACATCATCCAAGCGATTGCAAAGGCCAACTACGCGGCGACCGAGGCGCAGGTTGAAACCCTCGCGCATGCCGTGGTTCTTGGCCGCTTCGGCGAGTCCACGTACTTGCGTGTGCTCACGGCTCACTGTCAGGCGGAAGCCGGCGGCGGGCGTCGCAAGCTGCCCCCGGATGCGGCCGAGGCGATCATTGACAAGGTGCATGCTCGGCTCTACCCGGCCGTGCAGAAAGGCGTGCAATCCAACGGCCTCGGCGCCGATGAGTTGCCGCAATCCGAGGTCAACCGCCGCGCAACGTTCGCCCGTACGAGCGCGTCGGAGCTTCGTAAGTACGTCAACAAGGGCGGCGACCTGCGGACGCTCAAGGTGGGCGAGTTGACGCGCGCACAGCTTCGCAAGTTCGGCGTCGTTGTTCCCACGGGAACGCGTGCCGAGCGTAGCTATGCGAACTCGGCCGACGCCCTCGAACGCGCTGCGAAGCGTATTGCGTCCAACGATACGCACGCGGCCATCACCAAGCTCAACGAGACGATTGGCAAGCTGCAAGCGCTCGTCGATGAGATTGAGGGCGGCGCCGAAGAGACGGGCACCACCACGGTTGTCGGTCGGAGACCGGCGGCGGATCGTGGCGCGCAGCGTACGCGTGTGGGCGTGCCGCAGCTTCACCGGGGCGCGTAACCATGCACACGCTCACGTTGTCGAAGGTTGAGGCCGACATGGTCGAGAAACACATCACCTTGGCGCGTGATCGTTTGATGCCGTCCCACCCTGACCGAGCTTGCATCGATGGTGTGGTTGTCAAGCTGCACGCTGACCGTCACGCCATCGTGCTAGCTCGCCTCGAAGTGTTTTGCCTCTTGCGAGCGCTTCGAGGACAGCGGCACATGATCCGCATCGACATGGAAGCGTTGGAAGAGCGCAGGATGCGAGGCGGGCACAACGGGCACAATGACGCCGCTTGGCACGTGCTCGACGCCGAGGCTGTGATTATCGACGATGTACGGCGGCGGTTGTGGGACATGATCTAGCCGCGCTAGACTCCGGGGGCAATTTGTGCAGCCCCCGGAGCTTTAGCCATGCGCGCTTTGTTCGCCGTTCTAGCCCTTGCCGTTTGCGGTCTTGTCCACGCGTCCACGTGTTCAATCACTGAGTACGCCGAGCGTCCGCCGGTCACGTACCAAGCCGCGTATGTGCCGTATCTCGCGACGAGCACCGTGACGTACACAACGACGCAAGTACAGTCGCCCGTTTTCAACGCTGCCACCTCACTCATTCGCATCACGTGCGACGCGGTCGCTTACATCAACTTTGGTGTGAATCCCGGCGCTACCGTCGGCATGATGCGGTTGCCTGCAAACGTCGTTGAATACTTCACGATTGTCCCGGCGAACGTGTACCCGTACACCGCGCTTCGCCTTGCGGTCATCGGCCCGTGAGCCCTGCCCTAATCCTCATCGCGCATATGCTCGGCGGCGTCGGGTCGCTGATGGGGAACGGCCTAAGCACGCCGACGCCACCGGGCGGCGGGTTCGCCATCTTGACCGAGGCGAACGACCCGCTTGCAACTGAATCAAGTTCGATACTCGTGACCGAGGACGCGCCGTAATGAACCGCTCAAAGCTTGGCGCCCTACTGCTAGGGCTTATCCTTCCGCTCATCGCATACGCTGATACCAAAATCAGCGCGCTCCCTGCGGGCACTACGCTCGGCGGTACGGAAGCAATTCCGGCCGTGCAGTCGGCTGCGACAGTCAAGACCACACCCTCGGCTATCTCGACGTACGTGCGCTCGCAGTCGGGCGCAAACCCGTCGCAGCTTATCGGGCTTACGCCCATCAACGGCAGCGCGACGACGTTCTTGCGTAGCGATGGCGCCCCGGCTATCGATCAAAACATTGTGCCCTCGTGGGCGGGCGCGCACACGTTCACGGCGAACCAAGCGCTACTCACATCGCCCGTGATGGTGAAGAGCGCAGCGCCAGCGCTCGAAATCTCGAACACGGGAGCGACCGCGAATAACGTGCGGTGGCGTCTCAACACGCCGAGCACAACGACGCTTGCGCTTGGTGCGTTGAGTGACGACGGCAACACGTTCACGCAAGCGCTTACCCTGACGCGTTCGACTACGACCGTTACCACGGCGGCGCTCGCTGCTACGAACATCACATTGACCGGCACGGTGAGTGCGAACGGCTCGAACGTTTGCACGGCCAACGGCACGAACTGCCCGGCCGGCGGCACGCCCGGCGGCTCGAATACGCAGATTCAGTACAACAACTCGGGCGCGTTCGCGGGCGACAGTGATTTCACGTGGGACGCTACCAACAACATTTTGTCGGGCGGCGCGAACGCTACGGGCTTTATCATCCAAGGCACGGCGGCCACGAGCACCGGTGTCACCATACGCGGCGGCACAAGCACGGGCAGCGCGGCCGGCGGTATCACGCAGATACGCAGCGGCAACGGAAGCTCAACGTTCCTAGCTGGCGGTATTACGATACAGCCCGGTAGTGCAGGCACGGGCGCGGCTGTGCAAGGCGCCTCTGTAACCATACAGGGCGGCTCGGGGTCGAACGTTGGCGTGGGTGGTGACGGTGGCGCTGTCACGGTCAAGAGCGGCAACGGCGGCTCACCCAACGGCAACGCGGCGCAGTTGTTCTTGTCGGGCGGTGACGGTGTCGGCTCGGGGTCGAGCGGCGGTGTGGCTATCAGCCCCGGTCAAACGGGCTCGACCGGTATTGGCGGTGTCGTCTCGATCACCTCGGGCGCGGGCGGTTCGACGAGCGGCGCGGGCGGCAATCTAACGCTCACCTCGGGCGCACCTACGGGCGCCAACACGAACGCGGGCGACATTATCGTCACCGTCGGACAGCCCACCGGCACCGGCACGGGTAACTTCATCCTCAAGACGGGCGCGGCGGCTACGCGTCTGCAAATCGACAAAAATGGCACGTGGATCACGCCGAGCTTGACGACCGCCGGCAACGTGCTCATGTCCACGGGTTCGAGTAGCGCACCCACGGCGCAGAATTTAAACAGCAACTCAACGGGCAACTCGCCCATTAAGGCGGCGCGCGTCACCACGGGCAGTATCACAAACGGTACAAGCTCGGTGGTTACGCTGACGTGGGGCACGGCGTTCGGTGACACCTCGTATACCGCAACGTGTACGGTGCAAGATGCGACGGCCAACACGGCGTCGTTGTCGGTGCTGCATATCGAGAGTCAGGCGGCCGGTTCGCTTGGCGTACGAGTCAACAACACGGGCGGCGCTCCCATTACGGGCACGTTGCACTGTATCGCTATCCACGATTGAGCCGAGGCGGCAAAACGGGGCACCGCAACGGCTCGTGTGATGGCACGAGCTTTGCGGATGCTCTACGGCCCGAAGATGCGAGACGCCTGCGCGCAAAGGCATGGAAACACATACACCGGTTGAACCCCTCGACAGCGCGGCGCTTATTGAAGCTTGTACGCGCTCGCTCGAAATAGATTGGCGTAACCCCGATTACCTGCCCGTGTGGAAGGCGCGCGCCGAACGCCTTGCGCGGCTGCGCGAGGACCCTGCGCTACTCGGTGCGGTGCGCGTGTACTACCGCGACCACCTTGACGACTTCATCAACGATTGGGGCGTGACCGTTGACCCTCGCGTAGCTGCGAAGGGGCGCGCGGCCGTCATGCCGTTGTTGCTGTGGCCGAAGCAACGCGAATACATACGATGGCTGCACGCTCGCTTTAATCGTCAGGAAGACGGTGTTGTTGTGAAGTCGCGAGATGTGGGTATTTCGTGGCTTGCAATGGGGTTCTCGCTCGGCATCTGCCTATTCCGCGATGACGTATCGATTGGCTTTGGCAGCGAAAAAGAGGACAAGGTTGACCGCTCGGGCGATCCTGATTGCCTTTTCTACAAGGGCCGCCTATTCATTACGTACCTACCTATCGAGTTTCGTGGTGGTTGGGACATCAAGAAAAACAGCGCGCACATGCGCCTGACCATCCCACACACGGGCTCATCGGTGACCGGCGAAGCGGGCAACAACATCGGACGCGGCGGCCGTAAGGTCATTTACTTCGTTGACGAGTCCGCGCACATCCCGAACCCCAAGGCAATCGACTCATCGTTGAGTGCGAACACTGACATACGCATCGACATGTCGAGCGTGTACGGCATGGCTAACAGCTTCGCCGAGCGTGCCCACAACGGCGAGATACCGCGCTTTGACTTCCATTGGAAAGACGACCCGCGCAAAGATGCGGAATGGGAGCGGAAGAAACGCGCCACCACCGACCCCGCTATTTTCGCGGCCGAGTTCGATTGCAATTTCACTGCATCGATTGAGGGTCAGGTAATCCCGGCGGCTTGGGTCACTGCGGCTATCGACGCTCACAAGGTGCTCGGGCTCACGCCTAGCGGTGTGAAGCGTGCAACGCTCGACGTTGCCGACGCGGGGCGTGACGCTAACGCGTTCGCCGTCTCGCAACTATGGCTCGTGCAGTCTGTGCAATCGTGGAAGGGAACGGCCGACCTCGATATTTTCCACACGGTCGAGCGCGCCTTTGGCTTGTGCGACATGCTCGGCATCGACGGCTTTCACTACGACGCCGACGGCCTCGGTGCTGGCGTGCGCGGTGACGCTCGCAAGATAAACGAGGCACGCACGGGCCGTATGCTGTCGGTGCAACCGTTCCGTGGCTCGGGCGAGGTGCATGACCCCGAGGTGATCGTGCCGGGCACTGAACGCACGGCGCTCGATTTCTTCGAGAACGCGAAAGCCCAAGCGTGGTGGATGCTGCGCCAACGGTTTCAGTACACGCACCGTGTCATCGAGGCGTTCAAGAACGGCGAACGATGGGAAGTAGACCCCGCGCAATTCATCAGCATCGAGGGCAGTATTCCCGAGCGCGCGCGATTGTGCATCGAGCTTTCCCAACCCGTGTGGGCGCTGTCGAAACACGGTAAATGGATGGTCGATAAATGCCCCGTCGGCACCAAGACCGAGGTGCGTAACGCTATCGTTTCGCCAAACCTCGCCGACGCGGTTATGATGCTCTACGCCCCACGGTACGACGTAATCAAGATCAACCCGGCGTTGCTCGCTGCAACGGGCGCCGCCACAGCAGCAAGAGGAAGACTCTAATGCCCCTCGACAAGTCCGGCAGTAAAGAGGCGTTCAAGCACAACGTCGAAGCCGAAGTTGCTGCGGGTAAACCGCAGAAGCAAGCCGTAGCGATTGCCTACAGCGTGCAGCGTCAGGCACAAGACGCGCTCGCAAGCGGCAACTACGTCAGCGGTCGCGAGCGCTCGAAGGCGAAATAATCATGTTCACATGGCTGCGTGACTCGCTTCGCAAATGGCTCGGGGTGGCTGTCGCTACCGCTGCGGTCGATGAGGACCCGGCGACAGGCTTGAGCATTCATCAGCAGTTGCTCGTGCAGGCGGGCGAACGCTTCCTCGTACATCGCAAGATCGCGCCGCCAATGATGCCGCCGATGGTGCGCGGCGACTTCAAGTATGACGCGAACAACGACCCGGCGAGACTTGGGGAGCCGACGCTAGCGTATGACGACGCCAGCAACGCCCCGATGTGGTCGTATCTGAATCAAGCCAACTGCGGCCTTGGCTTTCCCGGCTACTCGTATCTTGCCGAGCTATCACAGCGTAGCGAGTACCGCGCACCTGTGGGCACGCTTGCCGATGAGGCTACGCGCGAGTGGATTGACATCACCGTCAAGGGCAAAGCGTCGCGCAAGAAACGGGAAGAGCGCGGCGAAAAGATCGCAGCCGACGAGGAAATTGACGAGGGGCAAGAGGACAAGATTGAGGCAATCGAGGAACGCCTTGAGCAGTTGCGCGTACGCGATCACTTCCGCAAGCTGTCCGAGGTTGACGGGTTCTTTGGCCGCGCCAATCTCTTCATCGACATCGACCCCGGCAGTGCGAACGCTGACGAGGTCAACCAACTCCCGCTCGTTGTGGATGCTGCGACCGTCAAGAAAGGGTCGCTTCGAGGCTTTAAGGTCGTAGAACCAATTTGGAGTTCGCCGTATTCGTACAATGCGACGGACCCGACCAAGCCCGACTTCTACAAGCCGCGCGCGTGGTTCGTCATCGGCAAGCGCATACACGCGTCGCGCTTCCTCATGTTCGTGTCGCGCGAAGTCGCCGACATGCTCAAGCCTGCGTACAACTTCGGGGGGCTGAGCACTACGCAGTTGATGGAACCGTACGTTTTCCAATGGCTGCGCACGCGCAATAGCGTGTCGGACCTGATTCACAACTTTAGCGTCATGGTCCTCAAGACGGACATGAACGCTGTCCTGCAAGGTGACCCGTCAGGTTCGAGCGGGTTGATGGATCGCGCGCGGCTCTTTGTGTCCACGCGCGACAACCAAGGGCTCACTCTGCTCGATAAAACACGTGAAGACCTCGTTGCGGTCAACGTGCCGTTATCCACGCTCGACAAGCTACAGGCGCAGTCTCAAGAGCACATGGCGGCCGTGTGCCAAGAGCCGCTAGTTAAGCTCACGGGCATCACGCCCTCGGGGCTCAACGCATCGAGCGAGGGCGAAATACAGGTATGGTACGACCGCGTGCGCTCGTATCAGATTGCCTTTTATTCGGTACACCTCGACCACGTCATAAGGCTCGTGCAGCTTGACTTGTTCGGCTCAATCGACGATTCAATCAGCTTCGAGTTCCGCCCGCTGTCCTCGCCGACGGTTAAGGAACTGTCCGAGATTCGCAAGGCTGACGGCGAGACCGACGACAAGTACGTTGCGATGGGCGCTGTGTCGCCCGAGGAAGTACGCGAGCGGTTGATTGCCGACCCCAATAGCGGATACAACAACTTGAGCGGCCCTGCGCCCACACCGCCCGACCAATTGAACGCCGAGCACGGTGCGGGGCTCGAAGAGGAAGGCAAGCAAGCCGACCACGAGCGCGCGGGCGAAACGGCCGAGGAAGCGCACAAGCGACAGCTTGAACTCGAAACCAAGAAAGCGAAGCTAAAGCCGCCCGCCAAGAAAAAGTGACGACCTCGTCAGGGCGTGCTAGGGTTGCGCCGTGAAAAAGCTACGAGCCAACACGGCAAAGCCCGTCGTATTGACGGCGGTCTATCCGAACGTAGGCGTACAGGTTTGGTACGAGCAACAACTAACGGCGCGCATCAATGCGGCAGCCGCAGCGCTCACAACCGACCTCGCGGCAGCGTGGGCCAAGACCCCGCCGCTACTGCATAGCGCGCATATCACCACGGGCTACGGTCTCGCGGCAGACGCATCGAGCCCGACGAAAGCGTTGCAAGCTGCGCTCGCCAAATGGGGCGCACAAACCATCAAGGCGTTCGACCTCATGAGCGCCAAGATTGCCGACGACTTCGCGAAGCGTAACGCGCAGGCTACGCAAGCCTCGGTTATGGCGCAGTTGAAGCGCGCGGGGTTCACGGTGAAGTTCACACCGACGAGGAAGTCAGTCGAAGCGCTGCGCCTCGTGACGGCCGAGAACGTGGCCCTTATCAAGTCGATACCGCGCAAGTACCTCGAACAAGTTGAGCAGCGCGTGTACAACGCAGTGCGTACAGGCTCGGACCTCGCGAAGCTATCGACCGAATTACGCAAGGCTCACAAGATCACTGTAGATCGCGCGGCGCTCATTGCGCGCGATCAGAATGCGAAAGCCAAAGCCACCATCGAGCGCGTCAGGCAGCAAGAGCTAGGCATCACGCGCGGTATTTGGCAGCACAGCGCAGCGGGCAAAGAACCCCGCCCCACACACGTTGCCATGAACGGCAAAGCGTACGACCTCGCGCGCGGCATGTGGGATAGCGATGAAGGTGAATGGGTTCATCCGGGGCAACTCATAAACTGTAAATGCACCATGCGCCCCGTTATCGAGGGTTTCATAGAATGACAACACAGCACGCACCAACCGCTAACATGTCGCTCGATGAGCGGCAGCAATTCGAGAAGCTTCTAGCCGAGTATGCAAACGCCGAGATGGACGTTGTGCGTTCGGCCGGTCGCCGTCACAACGCCTTGCATGCCTGTATTGATTTCATCAACAAGCGTACGAACAACGAGCTACGTGAGGCGTTCAAGCTCGGCATTGACTACGGGTATGAACTGCCGCATCCGCCGCCGATTGTTCCCACGGGAACAATGCGAGTTGAACGTCTCGAACCCATCGCGCAGCACCACCTCGACCAAGGTGCGCGCCATCTCGAAAACGTGGAAGGCTTGCCGGTCTATGGCTGCGCATGCTCGACATGTTGCGAGAAGCGAGCGCTAGCAAATATCGGTCGAGTCGAGCCCCCGGCCCCGCCCATCTCTGACACTTCCGGCGGCAACTAGCACACAACGCTTGGGCGCGGTACACTCCGCGCCCATGCTTGCCTTTGACCGTGCGATTTTCTCCCGTGACCGTGTAGCGTTCGACCGCGCCAGCGCGCGCAACTTCGACGTTGACGGACGGATGCACGTCACCAACTGCCGCATCACCAAGGCGAACGTTTGCCCGTATTACGGGCGCGAAATCCCCGACTCGAAGGCGCTTGGCCTAAACCCTAACAAGGTCTACATGCTCTACCGGCATCCGGAAGAGCTAGCCAAAGCCGCGCCTACCTTCCGCAACTTGCAGTTGATGGCGCTGCATACGAAGGTGACGGCCGAGGACGCCAAAAAGCACATCACCGTTGGCACCGTGGGCGACGTATCGTTTGACGGTACGTATCTCGTCGCGGATCAACTCACGGTGTGGGATAGATTGGGCATTGACCTCGTAGAAACCGAGGAAGCCCGTGAACTCTCATCGAGCTATCACTATCGCGTCGAGATGACGCCCGGCGTATCACATGACGGTGTTGCGTACGACGGCGTGATGCGCGATATTAAGGGAAATCACGTGGCCCTCGTACCCGAGGGGCGTGCCGGTCATGACGTTGCAGTAAACGACGCCCTTCCTTCGGAGCTATCGAAAATGAAACGCCCGCATCTGCTCGCTCGCCTCATCGCGCTCGGAGTTGTCACGCAGCCGGCCGACGAGGCCGCCCGTATCGCGCTCGACGAAAAGTTGTGCTCGATGACTGCGAAAGATGCCGACCCCGACGACGGCGAATACGAAGATGACCCGGAGAACCCCGGCCAGCGTCGCAAGAAAAGCGCGAAGGCGAACCCCGGCCCCGGTAAGGCCGGCGTTGCGGGCGGCGCGCTCGCGAGCGACGAGCAGATTGCCCTTGCGGTTGACACCGCCATCAAGGCGAAGGGCTACGTGACGCCCGAGCAGGCGCAGACGATGGCGAACGATGCGGCCAATAGTGCCGTCGCTCGCGTCAACGCGCTGCACGCGGCGCGCGAGGCGGTCAAGCCGCTCGTGGGTATCGTCGCGCTCGACTCGGCCGAGGCGGTGTACAAGTTCGCCCTCGAACACGAGAAAGTCGCGCTCGATGGCGTGCCGCCGGCAGCGTATGCCGCGCTCGTCGCGCAGCGCGTGGCACTGAAGACTTCGGCGCCGGTCGTACCCAAGACGGTCATTGCGGCCGACGCGGCGAGCGCTGCGGCGGCTGCACTCCCCGGCCTCGGTCGGATCACGGTCGCTGCCTAATCCCACACAAACGTACTGTCGGAGCTTCCACACATGGGCTTTCAACGCGTAGTCAATCAGCAGCCGGCCCCGGCGGTCGAGGGTGACCTTGCCAGCAACAACCCGATGGCGAGCATTCTGCCGCCGGTCGATTCGGGTTTCGTAGTTGCTGCCGCGCAGTCGGTGCGCGTCGGTTACTTCGCGTGGGGTGGGGTCGATGGCAAGGTGTACTCGTCGGCCGCTGCGGCGGGCGCGGGCGCCAAAATCGGATTCGTTGCGCGTCAGCCCAACATTCCGTCGGTCGTTATCACCGTGTTCCTCGCCGAGTCGCGTATGACGCTTGAGGCGGGCATGCCCTGCACCCTGCTCGGTGCCGGTGACTATTGGGCGAGCTTGCCCGGTGCGACGCCCGGCGCGGCCGTGTTCGCGGTGAATACGACGGGTCAGCCGTCACTCGTGGACGATGCGACGACCGACCCGACGGGGTTCACTGCGGCGAGCGCTGCGAAAGTCAACGCGGTCACCGACGCCAACACCACCATCGCGCTCAACACGGGCGTCATGACGGTCGCGGCGGTTGCCTCGGGCGTGATCGAAGTTGGTCAGCGCGTCACCGGTACCGGTGTCCCCGACGAGACTTTCATCACGCGGCAGTTGACCGGCGCGGCGGGCGGCGCGGGCACGTACCAGACGAATAGCTACAACCGCGCGGCGGTTGCGGCGTTCACTGCAACGATGGTGCAGGGAACCCTCTGCAAGATCAGCAAGCCGGCGCTGTAATCGACGGCACCCACAGCAACACGGTAGGTTTTCAACATGCGCAGAACTTCAATCGGCCGCCGGGGCGTCAACCACGTCGAGCTTGCGAACGCGATTCGCGCGGGCCACGGCGCCGCGATCCTCGCGCAACTCAATGCGAGCGTCGGCTTGGCGCTCGACTCGCAGCTAAACGCGGGTCGAGGCTTCACCGGCATCCTGCCCCGCGTGGTGGTGGACTCGTATGACGATGACGGCAATGTCATCGGCAAAGAGTTCGGCGCAGCCGACAAGGTTGCCTTCGACGCGCAGCCCGAGCTTGTCACGGTGGCGAACGCTGGCATTCCGGCGTTCCTGTCCAACGTGCTCGACCCGGCCGTTATCGAGGTCCTGCTTTCGCCCATGAAGGCGGCCGAGATTGCCGGCGAGACCAAGAAAGGCGATTGGCTTTCGACGGTGGCAACGTTCATCGTGGTCGAGCCCGACGGCGAGGTGAGCGCCTACGGTGACTACAGCAACGCCGGCAACGCCGACTTCAACTCGAACTTCCCGCAGCGTCAGAGCTTCCACTATCAGACGTTCACGCGGTGGGGCGAGAAGGAAGTTGCAACCATCGGCCTCGCTGGCATCGACGCGGCCTCGCGCAAGAACGCGGCCTCGGCGCTCGTGCTGAACAAGTTCCAGAATCGAAGCTATTTCTTCGGTATCGCGGGCTTGCAGAACTACGGGCTGCTCAACGACCCCAACTTGCTCGCCCCCATCGTGCCGGCCGTCAATTGGGACGCAGCTACGGCCGATCAGGTGTACGCGAGCGCTTTGGAGTTGTACAAGCAACTCATTCGTCAGGCCAACGGCGTACTCGACATCGATGAAGATACGCCGATGACGATGGCGCTGTCGCCCACGAACGGTACGAACTTGCGCAAGACCAACCAATTTGGTCTCAACGTGTACAAGCTTCTCGCCGAGAACTTCAGCAACCTTCGCATCAAGACGGCGCCGGAATACAGCACCGCCTCGGGCGAGTTGGTGCAGTTGTTCGTAGACGAGTTCGAGGGGCAGGAAACCCTTACGGCGGCGTTTACCGAGAAGATGCGCGCGCATGCGATGGTTGTGGGCTCGTCGAGCTTCAGCCAGAAGAAATCGCAAGGCACGTGGGGCACGATCATCTTCCGCCCGGTGCTCGTCGCGCAGATGCTCGGCTAACGCCGACCGTCGAACGTGTCAGGCTCTAACGCCTTCGGTGCGCCCCCACGTGCCGAAGGCGTTCCTGTTTCGGGGGTCTACTACAATCGCGCGTCGTCGCTCATCGTAGGCGGCGAGGCGGGCACGGTTGCGGGCGTCGGCGGCTTGAGTATTGGCCGCTTCGCGTGGGCTGCGCCCGATGGCCGTTGTTTGAATCAGCGCACGAGCGACCAAGACTTACTCGGGCTCGTGGTGTGGCAAGGTGGCGATTGGCGCCGCGTGTTTTGGGACGAGGTCACGTTCTCGTGGAAGATTCGCGAGGGCATGAACGTAACCCTACTGACGAGGGCGCCCGGTGAGTGGGTGCGGATACCGAGCGGCGGCCAATGGGGTGAGGCGATCTATACGAGCCCGCTAGACGGTGTGCCGGTCGCGGGGTACGCTGATGGCCTCGAAGCTACCCCGTGGTCGCTAGCGCGTCCTGCGCGCGGTGACAGCCTATCACTCATTACAACGTGGAACTCGGTACTATGAGCAACGACAACACCGCCCCCTCTTCCGCCAAAGTTGTAGCCGTCGGCTGCAAGCTCCCGCACGGTTTGCATCTCGACCTCAAGCGCAACGACGGCTCGTCGGAACGCGTGACGCTCAAGGGCGCGAACGATGCGCGCATCGTCGGCGGCTACGGCATCACCGAAAACGTTTCGGCCGAGTTCATGACCAAATGGCTCGAAAAGAACAAAGACCACAAGGCCGTTGCGAATGGCTCGATTTTCATCCACGCGGATGTGAAGAGCGCCGAATCTAAGGCGAAGGAACGGCGCGGCGTCGTCACGGGTATCGAGCCTATCGACCCGATTGCCTCGGGCATGCTCCGCAACGAAAGCGGCGAGAATGACCCGAAGGCGGTCAAAGAGTACCGCGCGCAGGTTGCCAAGAACCCGAGCCGCAACGTGCAGCGAGTGGAGTAAGCAACGTGACCGTCGTCGCTTGTCCGTCACCGGCCCCGCAGAATCAGCGCGGGGTTGTGGTATTCAGCGCTGCGGACTTCAAGGCGCTTTACCCCGCGTTCGCGACAATCGCCGACGGTCTCTTGCAAGGCGATTTCGACGTTGCAACTTTGTTCCTCAACAACTCGTGTTGCAGCGTTGTCAAAGACGCGCCCACGCGCGAAAAGCTTCTGTACATGCTCACGGCGCACGTTGCTGCGCTCTTGCAGGGTGAGAACGGGAAGCCGCCGCCGGGCGTCGTCGGCCGTGTGAGTGACGCGCGCGAGGGCTCGGTCTCGGTCGGCGTCGAGTACGCGTCTGAGATGTCGATGTCTGAGGCGTATTTCTCTCAGACTCAGTACGGCGCTATGTTCTGGATCGCAACGGCACAGTACCGCGCCTTTCACTACGTGCCGCCGCCGAATCGAGGCTGTGTCGGTGGATTGCCCGGCATCATCACGCCGGGCTTCCCGTGGCCGGGCTCGGGCGGCTGCGGTTGTTGAGACATAAGTAGACGGGTCTTGCCCGCCGGTATTATGGCTAAATCGATCAGTGCAAACGTAATCGGTGGGAGCGCGCTAGAGCGCCACCTGCGAGAAATCGAGCGGCGCCTTGGTCGCGGCGCTCACGTGCGCGTGGGCTTTCTCGAATCCGCGACGTATCCGAATGGCAAAGGCTCGAAGGCGTTGCCCGTTGCACAGGTCGGTTTCTGGAATGAGTTCGGCACGGTCAACGCGCCCGAGCGCCCTTACTTCCGCACGATGGTCGAACGTAAGTCGCCACGGTGGGGTGTCTCGCTCGGTAACCTCTTGCGCGCGAACAACTACGACGGTGAGCGTGCGCTTGCATTGATGGGCGAAGGCATTGCCGGCCAGCTTCGACAGTCAATCACGCAATGGTCAGCGCCGCCCAACTCGCCGCGCACCGTTGCGCGTAAAGGCTTCAACAAGCCGCTCGTAGAAACCGCGCTCATGCTGCGCTCGGTTGACTATCAAGTCATGACCGGCGACGGCGCCGACGAGGACACGTGATAAACGTACGCGGCCTCGCGAACGCTGCGATACAGGGCGTGAACCCCAACATCGTCGCGACGTTCTACCGCTCGACGGGCTTCACCGTGGACCCGGCAACGCGTAAGCAGGTGCCCGGCTATGCGGCTGCGGTCAACGTTGATATCCAAGCGCAAGCCGTCGATGGCCCGAATTTGCGACACCTCGACGGCCTCAACATCGAGGGCGTTGTGCGCTCGGTCCACATGTGGGGGAACACGCAAGGCGTCGTCCGCCCCACACAGCAAGGCGGCGACTTGCTCTATTTCCGCGATGTTCCCACGGGAACATTGAAGGTTTGGAAAGTCGTCAAGGTTGTCGAGACGTGGCCGGATTGGTCCCACGTCATCGTGAACATGCAAACCGACACCGCACCACCGAGCCCGCCACCGCCCTAACATGCCGCTCGTAGTCACACCCACGCTCGATCAACTGTACGCGAAGCTCGGTGATTTCATCGAGTCCGTCGTACCCGTGGGCGTTGTGGTGTGTCAGATGCCGACGAATCGTACGGCCATGCCGCCGCCCGTTCCGGGGTTTGTCGGCATGACTGCGCGCGTGCAAGCTCGCATCATGACGAACCTCGACTCGTGGGTAGACATCGACCCTACGACAATCGAGATTGAGCAAGCGTTGCGCCTTGCGGTTACGCTCAATTGCTACGGGGCTGCATCGAGCGATTGGGCTGTGATCCTTCAGGCGGTACTACGCGACGAGTATGCCGTGGGGCCGCTCAAGCCCATCCTTTCCCCGCTGTACACCGACGAGCCCATGTTCGCCCCGCTAGTAGATGGCGAGGAAGAGTATGAAGCGCGCTGGATTGTGCCGGCGTTCCTGCAATACAATCCGGTCGTCTCGGTGCCGCAGCAGTTTGCGAGCACGTTGACCGCCGACCTCATCAACGTAGACGAGAGATACCCGCCATGAACTCGATCCCGGCAAGTAAATTGGTCCGTGTCATTCCGTCTGTGTTGGCGGCCGGCGGCAACCCGCTATCGCTCAATGCCGTGATGCTCACCGACGATACGTCCATTCCCATTGGCGTTGTGCAGGGGTTCGGCACGCTCGAAGATGTACAGAACTGGTTCGGCCCCACGAGTATCGAAGCGGCGCTTGCCGGCGTCTACTTCAGCGGGTACGACAACGCGTTGACCCTGCCGAGCACGCTGTACTTCGCACAGTACAACGCCGCAGCGGTGAGCGCGTACCTTCGCTCGGGTTCCTTCGCAGGCGTCACGCTCGCGCAGCTTCAAGCGTTGAGCGGCAACCTTGTCATCGTCATCGACGGCAAGACCGTCACCTCGGCGAACATCAACCTTGCAGCCGCGACGAGCTTCACGAACGCGGCAGCGCTCGTGCAGACGGGCTTGCAGACTGCCGGCGGTATCTTCAACGGCGTCGGAACCATTGACGACGGTGCGGGCGGCGCGGGCAACACGCTCACCATCACGGCCGTTACTTCGGGCGCGGTGCATGTGGGCGACGTGGTCACGGGCGGCACCATCGCCCCCGGCACCACAATCACGGCGTTCCTTACGGGTACGGGCGGCTTGGGCACGTACACCGTCAGCGGCGCCGCGCAGGATTACAACCCCGGCGGCACGGTGCAGGTATCGAGCACGGCGACGGTTACGTATGACGCGCAGCTTGCCGAGTTCTTGGTGCATTCGCCCACCACGGGCGCGCTATCAACCATCGCATACGCCACGGGCACGCTCGCTGCGGGCTTGAAGCTTCAGGCGGCGCAGTCGGCGGTGTTGTCTCAGGGTGCGGCGCCTGCGACCCCTGCCGGCGCAATGGCGGCCGTTGTCGCAGCGACTCAGAATTGGGCGACGTTCATGACGACGTTCGAGCCTGCGACTGACGTGATGATGGGCTTTGCGGATTGGGTGCAGACGACCAACGACCGGTTCGCGTACATCGGTTGGTATTCGGACCCCACACCGCTCGCCGGTCTCGCGCCCGCCTCGTTCCCCGGCCTCGTGAGCGCCGCGAACATGTCGGGCGTCGCCCCGATTTACGAGCCCGCGACCGACGACGGCAACGGCCGCAAAGCTGCGCTCATCTGCGGCATTGCGGGCTCGACCGCATACAACCAAGCGGGTGGGTCGCTCACCTACGCGTACAAGGGTCAGGGCGGGCTCGTGGCGGACATCACGAACGCCACGCAGGCAGACAACCTTATCGCCAACGGCTCGAACTTTTACGGCGCGTGGGCTACGGCCAACGACCGGTTCGTAAACTTGCAGCGGGGCGTGATGCCCGGCCCGTGGAAGTTCATCAATCAGTACGTGGATCAAATTTGGCTCAGCAACGCGCTACAGCTTGCGCTCATGCAGTTGATGGTGAGCATTCGTAAGCTGCCGTACAACGCGACCGGGTACAACAACATCCGTGCCGCGATGTTGGACCCCGTACAGCAAGGGCTGTTTAACGGCGTCATTCAACCGGGCGTCACGTTGTCGAACGCGCAGAAAGCCGAAATCAATACCGACGCGGATGCGAACATCGCAGACTCGATACAAACCGTCGGGTACTACATCCAAATTTTGGACGCGCCGCCCGAGGTGCGCGCCGTTGGTGGTTCGCCGCCCATCAAGTTTTGGTACACGAGCGGCGGCGCTATCCTCAACATCGACGTGGCCTCTATCAACGTGCAGTAACGCGGGAGTAATCCACCGTGGTCGAAAAAGTCTCAATCACAAGCGTCAACGCGCGGATGACGCTGACGGTGCGCAGTTCCGCCGGCATCGTTGTCGGGCCGTTCACCATCGAAGGCTATGCGCAAGATGCGGCCTTTGCTGTCGAGGTCGTCGATGCCGCCGAGGTGTTGATGGGCGTTGACGGCAAGATGGCGGCGGGCTATTTGCCGCGCATCACCAAGCACACCTTTTCGCTCATGGCGAATAGCCCGAGCATTGCGCTTTTCGAGGCGTGGGACAACGCGCAGCGTACGCTCGGTGACGTGCTCGTTGCTGACGGCTTCCTTAGCGCCCCGTCGCTTGGTCGCGCCTACGCGTGCGTCAAGGGTGTCCTGTCGCGCCTGACGCCCATCCCCACGGCGCGGCGCTCGTTCTCCGAGCCCGTGGTGTATGAAATCTCGTGGGAGTCGGTGACGGCTGCGCCTGTCGCGGTGTAACGTGGCGCGCAAAACGAAGCTCGTGAAGATCACGGCCGCCGGCCGTGACACCGGTAAGCAGTTCCTCATTACCGAGATGCCGGCGGATCAGGGCGAGCGATGGGCCATGCGCGCGTTGCTCGCCCTATCGCGCGGCGGTATCGAAATCCCCGAGGGGTTGTTCGAGCAGGGCTTTGCGGGATTCGCCGCATTCGTCCCGTACGCGCTCGTTATCGGGTTGAAGTCGTTGCACGGTGCGCAATGGACCGAGGTACAGCCCCTGCTCGACGAGATGATGCTGTGCGTGCAGTTCGTACCGCCCGGCACGAACGCCGCGCCCGAGCTTCTGCAACCGCTGTGGGAAGGCGTCAACTGTCAGGTTGAGGAAGTCGCTACCCGGCTGTACCTGCGCAAAGAGGTGCTAGGGCTACACGTGGACCCTTCCGTAGCCGACGCGCTATCGACCTCGGCCCCCGGCCCGTCGTCGGCAGCCCCGTCGGCTTAGTCCAGTATGCGAACGTGCCGCGCATCGTGGGCACGCTAGTATCGAGTGGCAAGGCTACGCTCGCCGAATTACAGTCAGTCTACGGCGTCACCGACGCGTATGATTTGCTCGAAATCGTCAACGTAGACCTTGAGAACGAACGACGGGTAAAGGGCGCGGCGCGTGGCTACAACAACGGTAGTTGACCAACTCATAGTCAAGCTCGGACTTGACCCACGCGACTTCACCAAGGGCGAAAAGGAAGTTGCGGCTGACGTTCTGCGCGCGAAGGAAAACGTGCGCAAGGGCGCCGACGACATGTCGAAGAGCATGACGAGCGCGGCGCGTTCGTTCGGCAACTCGGGCGGCATCATCGCTAAGGTATTCGGCAAGGGCGGTGCCGTGGGGTTGGCGCTTGCGGTCACCATCGCGGCCGGCAAGAAAATCAACGACCTCTTGTATGACGTTGCAGTCAATACGCGCCGTCTCGGAATTGATGCACGCAACTTCAACACCACAGCGGCCGGCTTGCGCAACATGCAAAACGCTGCCGAGCTTGCCGGTGGATCAATCGAGGACGCTAACCAATCCGTCGGTGGTCTTGCAAAGTCGCTCTACGACGCGAAGTTTAACGGGCAGATTAGCGACTCGCTCATCATGCTCGGGCGGCTCGGCGTTCGCTTCGAGGATGCAACGGGCAAGGCGCGCAGGTTCGAGGATGTAGCGCTCGACACGGCTGACGCGCTCGACAAGGCGCAGAAGTCCGGAATGATGAGCCGTAGCGAGGCCGTGTTTGCCGCTCAACAAGCGGGGCTCACGGGCGGCCTCGCGAATCTTGCCGCCGATGGTCGCGGTGCGCTGGCCGCTGCGCTCGCGCGTCAGCAAGCTCGACGACAGGTAAACGGCGAGGACGTGAACGCCGCAACCAATCGAGTCAACGCGTACCTGTCGCTCGGCCAAGCTGCCGAGTCGAACGTTGGCGTGCCCTCGATGACAAAAGAATCGCCGGCCATGACGGCATTGAGCGCCAAGACTGAGCAGGCGGTGACACACGGGCTCGATGCGGTATCGACCGCATCAGACAAAGCCTCGATGGCTCTTGGCGACCTTGCTGACGATGTCAAGGCGGCCAGTCGCGCAATGAGCCTCAACCCCAACAATGCGACGCCCTCGGCCTTACGCGTGTGGATGTCCAAAAACAGCATCAACGTAGCGGCGGACAAGTACGGAATTCCGCGCGCCGTTCTACAAGGCATTGCGCGCACCGAGTCCAACTACAACCCCAAGGCCGAGGCACGTAACGCAAATGGTGTGGTCACGGGTCGCGGCATCATGCAGCTAAACCCGAAGTTTTTCCCGAACGCCGGACAGAATGAAAGCGCCGATATTGATACGGCCGCGCGCCTGTACGCCAATTTGTACTCGCGTACGCAGGGCACCGAGCAAGAGCGGCACATTGCAGCGCTGCGGATGTATCACGCGGGCGAGACCAATTATCGCAACGGCACGAACCTCGGGCCGGAAAATCGAGCCTACGCCGGCAAGGTGCTCGCGGGCACGTCATTAGCTTTGCCCACACCGGGCATGCAAGGCGGCGGCCCCTCGAATCACACCACGGTTACGTTCGAGGAAATCAACGTCAATACGCCGCGCACCGATGGGCGTGCGGTGGCTGACGAGGTCGTCGATGGCGCACGGCGCAAGCTGATGGCCTCACACAGCGATACGGGTATGCAGTAATGGCACTCATACCGAAGCCGCAATTTCCCAACGTGCCGAAGCTGCCGGGCGTGCCGCAGCTTTCACGTTCGCCGCAATTCCCTGCGGCGCCGTCTCCCGTGCTCGGGTTGGCGCTGGCGCTCGGGAAGCTGTGGAAGTCAGTGTTTTCACAACCCACGTGGGCGATTTACAAGTCACTCCCGCAGGGCGCACAGGATGCTAAGAACGCGAGCGACTTGCCCACGGTGCGCGTGATCGCAACGCGCGTGCCTGTGGTGGTGCCCGATTCGTTCGGCGAATTCGCGACGCGGAACGAGTACGCGGTTGTCGATTACCCCGTGCAAGATGGTGGCTTTGCGAGCTTCAACAAGGTCGCGTCGCCTCTTGAGATTTCGGTACGGATGGTCAAGGGCGGCACGCAAGACGCGCGCAAAAGGTTTCTCGAATCACTCGATGCTATCGCAGGCACTACCGAGCTTTACGACATCGTGACGCCTGAGAAAACCTATCTCAACGTGAACGTGACCCGTGTGGAGAACGCGAGGCGCGGCGCGCGCGGCGCTTACTTCATGTCTGAGGTAGACGTGTATTTCCGCGAGATACGTAGCGTGACGAGCGTCTACACCAACACCTCGTCGCTCACGATCAAAGCGCAGGACCCTGACGCGTTGCCGCCCATCAACACGGGCTCGGTGCAAGCGCTTGAAGTTCCTGACTCAGTGCGTACCGCAATTGAGGCCGCACCGTGAACGTGATACCGCTGCAAGCCGCGCCGAGTCAGACGTTAGCTGTAACGCTCGCGCGTCAGGCTGCGCAGATTGCTTTGCGTACCAACAACGGCAAGCTCTACTTCGATCTATCGCTTAACGGCGAGTACATCGTACGTACACGCATCTGCCGCAATTTTCAGCGCCTCTTACTCGACGCGCAGTATCGAGGGTTTAAGGGCGACTTCATGTTTGTAGACTTGCAGGGTGTTGACGACCCCGTCTATACGGGGCTCAACACGCGGTTCCTGCTCGTGTACTTAGCGGACGGCGAATGAATAGCTTCAACGTCAAACGGCTGCGGCTGACGTTCATTCTTGCCGGCACCAACCAAGTTTTCCCCGGTACGAATAGCAACCAACTCGTGATTGAAAACCTGCGCATGTCTTGCAAGGTGCAGGCGGTGGCACGTCTCGCGACGCAAGCCGATATCCGCGTGTTCGGCATGCTTCAAGCTGACATGAACGCACTGACGGTCGCATGGGCGAATCCGCCTGTGGTGCTCGACCACATCGTGATACTTGAAGCTGACAACGGCAACGGTGCTTTCGTGCAGGTGTTCAAAGGCACGATCATTGAGGCGCAACCTGACTACCGCAGCATGCCGAATGTACCGTTTTGCTTGCTCGCGGTTACGGGCTACTTTCAAAAGATCAACCCGGCCGCGCCTACGTCGTACCCCGAGACGGTAGACATTGGTGTTGCTGCCGGCGACATCATCGACCGTATGGGGCCGCCGTGGACGTACGTCGATGGTGGTGCCGACGGGGTCTTGTCCAATCCGTATTTCTTCGGGACGCTGTGGGACCAACTAGCGCAGGCATGCCAAGCGGCTAACGCTGACTTCTACGTGCAGGGTGACGAAATTCTCATCGTGCCGGCGGGTCAGCCTCGCGACAAAGCGCCGGCCGTTGTGCTCGGCCCTGACTCGGGACTCGTGGGCTATCCGATGTTCGAGCGCTCGGGGCTCAACGTGACGGCGCTCTTTGATCCGGCCTTTTTATGCGGCACCGCTATCGAAGTGAAAACAGCGTTGCCGCCGCAAGCTGCGGGTCGTTGGTACCCGTACGCGTTGCTGCATGACCTCGATACAACTGATAAGTCGAGATGGTTTACGAGCATGCAATGCTTGCGGGTCATCGTCTAATGGCTGTCGCGAATCAAACACCGCGCGACGTTGCGAGCGAGTACGCAACGCTTGCATTCATCGTGCAGCAACTCACCGCCGGCATGGGAACGGCGACGCTCGTACGCGTAAAGGCTTGCACGAATAACGGCGGCCTTGTTCCCGTGGGAACACTCGACGCGCAATTGCTCGTCGATATGGTTGCCGAAGATGGTCAGACGTTTCCGCAGGGAACGGTGTTCAAGGTGCCGTATATGCGGATGCAGGGCGGCACAGATGCGGTCATCCTCGACCCGGTGCCCGGTGACCTCGGCGTGTGCGTGTTTGCGTCCCGTGACATCTCGGCCATCAAGAGCGACCCGAATGCGGCGCGTGATCGTAAGCCCAACCCCGGCGCACCACCGGGCTCGAAGCGCATGTTTAGCCTGTCTGATGCGCTGTACATCGGGGGCATGTTGAACGGCACGCCCACGCAATACGTGCAGTTCGAGCGCGGTGAGGGGCCGGGCATCAACGTCGTATCGCCGAGCCGCGTGACGGTGCAAGCGCCGCTCATCGAGTTGAAGGGCCGCGTAGAGCAATCCGACGGTGACGTTACGATGGCCCAAGCGCTCGACGTTCAAGGCAACGTACACAGCGCCGGTACGATCACGGGCGACGTTGACGTGATTGCGGATAATATCAGCGGCAAGACTCACACCCACAACGACCCGCAAGGCGGGGTCGTGGGACCGCCGAACCCATGAAAACGCTACTGCTCGACATCGACCAATGGGATTTACTCACCGACGCGGCGGGCAACATTGCGGTTGCTGATGTGCCGTACGCGCGTGCTCAAGATGTCGCGAGCATGTTGCGCACGTTTCTCGGCGAGGTGTGGTACGACGTGCTTCTAGGCATTGCGTACTTTCAGCAGATACTAGGGCACACGCCGCCCCTGACCGTGTTCCAAGAGTACATGACGAACGCCGCGAAGCTCGTGCCCGGTGTGGTCTCGGCTGCGTGTACAATCACGGCGTTTAGCGATGGGCGAGTTACCGGGCAGGTGACTTTTACCGATGAGGACGGCACTACCGCAACGGTGACCTTGCAATGACAACGAACGTACCCCCGGTCGAGTTCACGCCCGCCGGCCTCGTGGTTCCGCAAGAGGCGGCAATCCTCGCGGGCGTGCAAGCCGATTACAACGACGCCTTCGGCGGCAACCTCAACCCCGCGCTCAATACGCCGCAGGGCCAGCTTGCTTCGAGCACGGCCGCCATCGTGGCCGACTCTAATGCCGTCCTCGCGGAGTTCGTGAACCAAGTCAACCCGGATACCGCTGACGGGTTCATGCAAGACGCCATCGCGCGTATCTACTTCCTCGAACGCGACGCGGGCGCACCCACGAACGTTGCCTGTCAGTGCATAGGCGATTTCGGTACGGTGATCCCCGTGGGCGCGATGGCGCAAGACACGAGCGGCAACCGCTACATCTGCACCGACGGCGGCACCATCCCGGTTAGCGGAACGATCACGTTGAACTTCGCCAACGTCGTCGATGGTCCGATACCGTGCCCTGCGAACACGCTGACCACGATCTATAAGGCAATACCCGGTTGGGACACGATCAACAACGCCGCCGACGGTATCTTGGGGCGCAATGTCGAGACTCGCGCCGAGTTCGAGTTCCGCAGAATAAACAGCGTTGCCCTGAATGCACACGGATCAAAAGAGGCAATCTACGGCGCTGTTTTCAACGTTAACGACGTGCTCGATGTGTTCGTCACCGAGAACGTGCTAGATACGCCTTTGCCGTTCGGCTCGACTGCGTACGTGCTCGCGCCTCACTCGGTATACGTTGCCGTTGTGGGCGGCGCGGCTGTGGACATCGCGCAGGCGATCTACACGAAAAAAGACTTGGGTTGCAACATGAACGGCAACACCACGGTTGTTATCACCGACCAAAGCTATACGCCGCCGCAGCCTACGTACACGATCACTTTCAATCGCCCGACGCCGCTGCCGATTTTCTTCCGCGTCGAGTTGACCAATAGCACGTCGTTGCCTGCCGACATCGTTCAATTGGTCAAAGATGCGATCATTGCGACGTTTACGGGCGCGAACGGTGCCGCGCGTATCCGTATCGGTGGCCTCATCCTCGCGTCGAAGTTCTACAACGCGGTGAACGCCATCGGCCCCGAGGTTTCAATTTTGTCGATTCTCATTGGCGTCACTTCACCGGGCGCGTTGAATTCGATACAGGCGGGCATTGACCAAGCGCCCACGGTTGACGAGGGCGACATCACGGTAATCCTGACGTGATAGACGTAGAGCAGACAATCATATCGCAATACGCGAACTCGCCCACGTTGGTGCAACTCATCACCAACATGAACGAGTACATCGATCCGCGTGCGAACCTCGACGCGTTTTATAACGCGGTGTGGAACGTTGACACGGCGGTAGGGTTCGGGCTCGACATTTGGGGCCGCATCGTTGGCGTGTCGCGGCTGCTGCAAATTCCCGGCAACGACCCCATCGTAGGGTTTGACAACGCGAGCTTCCCGAAGGATTGGTTTCCGATGAGCGAGGGCCGCTTTGCCATCGAGGGCGAAGTGACTACGGCCTACACGTTGCCCGACGACGCTTACCGTGTGCTGATCTTGACCAAGGCGCTTGCCAACATCGTCTCGACCACGGGACCGGCGCTCAATCAGCTACTCAAGAACATGTTTCCGGGGCGTGGCCGCGCATTCGTGCGCGACCTCGGCAACATGGCTATGCAGTTCGTTTTTAACTTTCGACTGTCAACCGTCGAGTACGCTATCCTCACGCAGTCGGGAGCGTTGCCGCATCCGGCGGGGGTGTTCTACTCGGTTGTGGTTGTCCCGGTCGGCTTGTTCGGGTTCCAAGGCCAAGGGTCAACCGTTCGGCCGTTCAACTTTGGCGTGTTTGCTTCGAGGCCGCAATAATGGGCGCACCGTATCCGTCAGTAATCCCCGAGGCGTTCGCGCTCAACGCGGACCCGAGTCGCCGCAACGTCATCCCTGCGACGACAGTGAGCACACAGCGTGCCTCGTGGAATATCGGTTTCCCGCCGTTGACCATGACGCCGGTCGTTGCGGGCGGCAAGCCCATGCTCGGCCCCGACATGAATGGCGTCCTGTATATGCTGTCGTCTCATGACTTCTATCAGCAGTCAGGGCAACCGTATCGTTGGAACGCTGACGTTGTCGTCGCAATCGGTGGGTACGCAGCGGGCACACTGCTCGGCTCGACTGACGGCCAAACCCTTTGGCTAAGCGTCATCAACAACAACGTGTCGGACCCGGACGCGGCGGGCGCGGGTTGGGTTCCGATGTTCGCGTACGGCGTCACCGTGCTCGCGCCTTCGACCGGTGGTGTGGTGACGCTCACGCAGACGCAAGCGTCTAAGGGTGTGATCGTGATAAGCGGCGCGCTCGTCGCTAACCTACAGGTCAACATACCGAACGCGTTCATTCCGGCGATGGGTGCAACCACGGGGGCGCGTCGTTGGCTCATTGTGAATACCTGCACGGGCGGCTTTACGGTGACCGTTAAGACGACCTCGGGCGCAGGTGTGGCGATACCTGCGGGCGGCTTCGCTGCGCCTACCGAGGTCTACAGTGACGGCACGAACGTATACAACGTCGTTGCCCCAATCACGTTGCCCACGGATGTCGCGCCGACGGCCAACACCATCGTCTTGCGATCTAACAACGGCTACGTGTATGCCACGTATCTAAATCAAAACAGCCCGCTCGAAAACTTCACCATCAACGAAGTGTTCGCGGGTATCGGCGATGGGTTCTTGCGCAAGATTGGTCGCTTGAACTTTGCCGCGAACTTCCTGCTTTCGTGGTTCGCGGGTCAAGTTGCCGATGGTCAGGTGCCGGTGACTGCGGTCAATCAATGGCGCGGCACGATCCTCGACAACTCGAACTTGACCGGTGTGCCTACGGCGCCAACGGCAGCGCCCGGTACGAACACCGGACAGGTCGCCTCTACTGCGTTCGTGCAAACGGCCATCGGTGCGCAGACAGTATTTAGCGGACAGGTGAACGCGGGCGGCGGTGGCTCGGGGCCGGCGGGTTGGACGTTCACGCGGCTCGGCTTAGGGCAGTATCGAATTACGCACAACCAAGGCGTAGTTTTGAAGGTGGCCGCGACGTTGATTAGCGCCGCGCCGTTGCAAGACATCATTGTCACGTGGCCCGTGGATGGAAACAACTTCGATTGTTACGTGTCCTTTGCCGGTAACAACTCGTTCCGTGACCGTGACTTTTCCTTTTTGGCGTCAAGGTAAACACACATGAGCGGCGTTGCTAACCCCACGTACCCGGTCACTCGCCCGTTTGGCAATCCGGCGTTGCCGCCCACCGACGCGGGCGGCGCCACGCTGCCTATCCCGAACGACTCACAAGTTGGCGTCCTCGTGGGCGCGGCGAGCTTCGAGGACGGCTTTCCAGCGGCCACGATGACCGACCCCGAAGCCGGCGGCCAGCCCCCTTACGGGCAGGACATGAACGGCTTGGGCTACATGCTGTCGCAGTATGCGGCGCTGATGCAGGCGGGGCAGAGTATCGTTTTTAGTGCAGCGGCGGCGGCTGCGTTCGGTGGCTACAAAATCGGTGCCATCGTTCAAAGCGCGGCGGACCCCACGCAATTTTTCTACAACACCCTCGACGGCAACACCAACGACCCCGACGCGGTTAATACGGGGTGGGTGCAGTTCTCACCGTTGGGCGCCCCGATTATCACGCAGACGCCCGCAGCTTTGCCCGCCGGGGCTACCAATGATCTAGCGATTACGAGTCGCACGGGATTCTTGGAGCTTTCCGCGAATGCGGCCGGGTCGGACTTGACCGGTCTCGCGGGCGGCTTCAACGGTCAGATAGTGGTTGCGACGAACGTGAGCGTGAACCCGCTGACGTTTAAGAGCCTGACGGGCTCGGCGGCGGGCAATCAGTTTCGTTTACCTGCCGACATTACCGTACTACAGTACGGGCATATCACTTTTCGCAAGTCCACCGCTCTTAACGTTTGGGTGCCAATGTCATGAGTACGTCGTCACGTCGCGCATATACCGCGCTCGGTGTTGTGTTGGCGGCAATCGCGCTGCCGGTGCTCGCTGCAACGTTCAACCTTTTCAGCCCTGCGACCGGCATCCTTAAGGGCAACGCCTCGACGTACGTCACCACAGCGGCAACCTCAACCGATGTAGTTGCGACGTTCTCGGGCACCTGTAACGCGTCAGCGGTGCTCAAGGGCGACGGCTCTTGCGCGCCAGCGTCCACAGGCACGGTGACAAGTGTTGGCTTAACGATGCCGTCAGGCTTCAGCGTTGCGAACTCGCCGGTTACGACCTCGGGTACGCTCGCCGTTACCACAACGCTCAACGGCTTATTGAAGGGCAACGGGTCCGGCTTCACTACGGCCGCGTCATCCGATGTCATCTCGCTTTGGTCGGGTACGTGTAATGCGTCGAGTTTCTTGCGCGGCGATGGTGCTTGCGCGGCCGGCGGCGGAACTCCCGCCGGCAACAATACCGACATCCAGTACAACAACTCGGGCGCATTCGGTGCCGAGGATGCGTTCGCATACGATGCGAGCACGAATACGTTGACGGCCGGCGATACTACGACGGGCTTCACCTTGAAGGGTGCCGCGAACGGTGCCGGTAACTCGAAGGTGTTGACCATCATCGGCGGGCAGCCCGGCCCGACGAACGTTGGCGGCGGCGTCATCATCGACGGCGGCCCCGGCGGTTCCTCTACGGGGTTCCCCGGTTCGGTAACGATTCGCGGCGGTACTCCGGTAGATCAAAACGGCGGCACGGTTTCCATCATCGGCGCTGCCGGTGTGGGCACCAATCGCGGCGGCGGTGGTATCAGCCTTAGTACAGGTGCGCCCACAGGTGGCGGCACGGGCGGCTCTATCACGCTAGCCACGGGCGGCACGGGCGGGGGCTCGGGCGGTCAATTCAGCGTTGCGACGGGCGGCACAAATCGCTTCGTTATCGGTGGCGGCGGTGATTGGCAAATTCCATCGGGCACGCCGGGAACGAGCGGCCAAGTTCTCACGAGCAACGGCACAGGTGCGCCGCCCACGTGGCAAACCGCAAGCGGCGGGGCGCTAAGCGCTGCGGTTGCCACCATCAACACCAATCAAAGCTTCGCGGATAACACCGAGACCACTATTAACTTTCCGACCGAAGCGACCGACCAAGGCGGTTGGCATGACAACGTAACCAACAATAGCCGGCTGACGGTGCCGTCGGGTATTACGTGGGCTCATATCTACGCCAACGTCATCATCAGCTTGCAGCAAAGCGGCACGCCCTTCGTTGGGTATTGCGGGCTTCGTAAAAACGGTAGCTCTGCACCTGTGCTCAATTGGTTCAATTTTCAGAACGTGGCGCAGATTGGCGTGACCGGTGCGGGCAACTTCTCGCTATACGTCGATAACGGTTGGCGTGCAGTCACAGCGGGCGACTACTTCGAGCTTCGGTGTTTGGTCGATGGCAACTCGCTCGGCGGTGAGGTCGAGGGGCTACAGGGTACGTTCATTGCTGCCGAAGGGCGGGCGAACTAGCGAAGCTGTGTAGGACAAACTTGCGGCTTTGCGCAAATCCTGCTGTTATTCCGGGGTGTTGACAAATGGCGACGGATGACGACGTGCTACAAGTACAGCGAGACCTCGGGCGCCTCGAAGGAACGGTTGAAGCTCAGGGCGCGCGTATCGATGAGTTGAGCGTCAAGATGGACGCCCACGCGCAGACGACCGCCGAAAAGCTCGACCGGATCATAGCAACCCAAGAGCAGCAACGCGGCGCAAAGCGCCTCGCCACATGGCTTGCAGGGCTTAGCGGCGGGGGTGTGGTGGCGGCCATCGTCGAGTTCTTGAAGCGCTCACCGTGATCGATCTTGGGCAGTTGCGCGAGTACGTCTTGCGCCCTTCGCTCTTGCGAATCGGACGTTGGTCGCAAGCTGCCGAAAATCTCGTTTTTGGTACGGGGCTCGTTGAGTCGGGGTACGTGTTCCTCGATCAGACAACGCGCGGCCCCGGACCCGCGTACGGCTTTTGGCAGATGGAAGAGCCAACACACTTCGACCTGTGGACGAACTTCCTACCCGGACAGCCGAGCGCGTTGCGTGAGGTCATGATGACAATGGCGGGTCACGGCTCATCATTGTCGCCACCGGTCGAGACCCTGCACGGCAATCTGTTTTACGCCGCCGCAATGTGCCGCGTGCAGTATCTTCGAGCACGCCCACCGCTGCCGGCGGCCGACGACTTCGCTGGCATGGCCGCTTACTGGAAACAGTTCTACAACACACCCAAGGGCGCGGGTACAATCGAGCGCGCCATACCCTATTTTCGACAGGCGGTCTATCCATGAACTACAAAGCTTATCTCGACGAGGCGCTTGGCGTCGTCGGTGCCCTACTCGGTATCGTGGCTGTGAACATGACGCCCGAGCAGGTGGTCTCGTTGCTCGGCTTGCATGGCCCCGGCGCTATCGTGATCGCCTTGGGCGTGTTGCAGTATCTACGCGGTCGCTTCTCACGCGTCGCTGCTACGCCGCCCGCACCGCCGAGTGAGGTCAAAAGTCATTGGGTTGTCGGCGCGTTGCTGGCGTTCGTGGCGGCGGCCTCATTGCTCGGTTGCAAGACGGTGCCCACGGCCAACGAACGCGTCGGCATCAATGCCGCTGTCGCTGCGGCTGTGGCAATCACGGTGCAGCGAAACACGAACGACCCGGCGGTGTGGGCGCAGCGTGCGCAACTCATCGTCGGTATCGGCGAGGCGGTCAAGCCGCTCGCGACCACCGAGGCCGTCTCACTGCCGGCGGTGGCTGCGGCTGTCGGCCCATTGCTCGATAAAGCGAACCTCGACCCCGGTGAGCGGATCGCGGCGAATCAGCTAGTGATTGCTCTGTCGCAGGTGATCGAAGCCAATACGAACCCGGACGCGGCTACGACGGCAACGGTGGCGCAAGTCATCGACGCTGCGATTGAGAACGCGCGGGTATACGTGCCGCTGCCCGCGAAGTCTTCGACGATTTTCTAACCACCAACAAAAGGAACCCACGCATGAAACGCTTTGCTTCTCTACTCTGCTCGCTCGCACTGGCCGCGCTCGCGTTGCCGGCACATGCCTCGGTGTCGGTGCCGGTCGTTGTCAATTGGACGGCTCCGACCGTCGGTTGCTCGACCATCAACGGCGTCATGGTGAACCCGTGCGATAACATCCCGTTGACCGGCGGCGACGCTATCACCGGCTACGACGTTTACATGAGCACGTCGGTCATCCCTGACAACTTCTCGGGGCCGCCGACCGTGTCAGTGCAGGCGAGCGCCAACGGTGTACAGACCAATTTCGCCGTGAACAGCGGGCAGACGATTCACGTCCGCGTCAAGGTGAAAATTGCCAGCGGCGGCACGTCGAGCTTCAGCAATGAGGCCACGCAGACGGTGACGTTGGGAGTTGTGCCGCAGCCGCCGACAAGCGTCACGGTGCAGCTTGTCATAAGCTAGCGCGTCAC